CCGTGAGGTCGTTCCCGTTCACCCCGTCCACGACGACGGTGTTGCCGAGTCGGGGGTAAGCCCCGACCGAGAGCGTCGTAATGGGCGTGTCCACGACCCCCGTGACCCGACCCTTGGTGTCGGTCGTCAGCACGGGGATGGAGGTGCTTGACCCGTAGGTGCCCGCCGCCCCGACCGCGACGAGCGTAGGGTTCGGATAAGTCCCCGTGAGGTCCCCGCCTGCGGCCCCCGTGGGCGTTCGGGCGTCAGAAAGACGAGCGTCGTTCCCGGCGCACGCCTGCGTGGCCCCCGCGCCCAAGGTCCGCATGGAAGGGGTGGCCGCGAGGCCGTCCTTGTTCGCGACCGCGACCTCGGCGTCCGTCACCGCGAGAGCCGCGATGGTCGGGTTCGGGTACGTCCCCGTCAAGTCCCCGCCCGCCGCACCCGTAGGGGCGCGGGCATCGGAGAGGCGTGCGTCATCGCCCTCGCAGACCGTGTTGGCCGCCGATCCGTAGGTGACCTCCTCCCACCCCGTATTGAGGGCGTTCCGCTTCAGGAACCCGTCGGCCACCGTGACGGGAAGGGGGTCGGTCTGCAAGCCGAGGACGCCTGGGTTCGGATACAGCCCTCCCAAGTCCCCGCCCGCAGGGCCGACCGGGGGACCCCCACCAAAGACAATGGGCGCGTGCTCCCATTGGCTCGTCAGCGAGTTGTAGATAAGAGAGTCGCCATTGCTCGGGCCACCCGCATTCTGAATGGCGAAGCCCTGAATACCAACGACGGTGATGTTTGGATATGTTCCGGTCAAGTCCCCCGAAGCCGGAGGAAAAGTCACGCCTGAACCGTTCAGGGACAAAGAAGCCGTAAGGTATCCTGCGTCTATGAATTTCCGGATATTACCAGACTCAAAGGATAAGGCAACCGTATCCGAATAAGTCATCTGAATAGATGCCAGATAAGGGACGTAAACGGGACCCGAACGGTTGTAGGCTGTATGCCCATCCGTCGTCGGGTAAATGTCCGCGAGCAGGATCCCGGATGGGATAAGGCCCGTATGCGTTACAGTTATGTAAATGCCATACGGCAAGACAGCCCCCAAGTCATAAGGGGCTAACGATAGCCTGACTACCGCTTACCTTCCCTGACTTCCTCTAAGGGGAGGCGACCTTTCTTGAGATCGTAAGGGCTGACCTGAACCGTTACCCGGTCTCCAAGAACGGCTCGGATATGGTTCTGGCGCTCTTTCCATCTAAATGGGCGGTCACGTTTAGCCCGGACTCGGTCTTCACCAGAAAGAAGCCGGAAGAGAAAACTTCTTCTACAACACCCTCTACGTCAATAAGATCATCCGCAGCCTGTTCAGGGAGAAGATGAGGTCACCCATGGTTTTGGCTGAGGACAGACTCAAACCCCCCTTCCGCTGCGCCTCGGAAACGGACCATTTCCAGAACCCGTCCGCTTCCCTTACTTTGTTGAAGTCAAGGGCCTTCGGCGGGAACCGAGCTTCCTTAGAAAGACCCGCGAGAATTGGTCATTCTTTGGATTTCCACATGTCTTTATCGTCTTTCTTCATAGACTTGACGACTTCCGCGTAAAAGTCAATAGGAAGGACTTGACCTTGACCCATATCCCGTTCCATGTATTTCTTGAAGTCGTAGGGATTTCTAACTTCAAACTCGTGAAAGATTGTAACCGCAGAGTTTCTCCACTCTTGCAACCCCGCCGCATCCGTTAGGGCTGGGTGATTCCATCTCTTAAGTGTTCTTAAAAGATTCTTATCTGAAACGTAGGCTGCTACCGAAGAAAGTCCAGACAGGATGGCCCTCCTTTCCCCCGAACCCTTTGGGAGAGAAGAAGCAAGGCGGATCAGGGCGGAACGGTCAGAAGAAGTCAAGGTCTTCATTGGAATGATCCTCAAGTCTTGATGATAAAGTTTAGGGCGAGGAAAGGCTGCATGTTTGCGTGAGCCCCACCCCCACCCGTGCTGTTGATTGTAAGGGCGATAGGCGTCGTGTAAAGGTTCAGTTCGCCGTTTGTTGCGTCCAAACCCGCACCCGCCGTGTTCTGCCCGTCGGAGTAAGCCAGACCCGTCGCGGGGCTGGCGCCGGAACCCGCACCGCCGTTCGCGTTGTGGGTATGGGTGTGGCTCGGCATCTCCGCCGTAGTCAAAGTAACAGTTTCGGCACCGCCCGTAGAAGCAAGTGCGCGAGGTGTTAGCCCAACCCCGTTTCCTGCACCAATGGGGGCACGGCCCCGGAGATCCGGAAGATTGAAAGTGGTCGTTCCGTTACCTGCGCCGTAAGTCACCCCGATAACGGCGAACAGGTCCGCGTAAAGCGTTCGGCTTACAGCAGCGCCATCACAAAGAAGATATCCAAGAGGAGCCGCAGCGGCGGCAAACATTTGGACTGAGCCTGTCGGGACAAAAGGAACAACTTCTGTGCCCCCGTAAACCAGAGTCGTGATGTAACCTTGATCAACAAAGCCCCGGATAGTTCCGCTTTCGTGCGAAGCGGCAACTTCACCCGTGTAAGTAAGGATGATCTCCCCGTTGACCGGAACATAAACCGGGCCTGCCCTTCGGAAAGCGGTATGCCCGTCCGTGACCGGATAAATATCGTTTAGAAGAAGGGGGGAACCGTGAGTTCCCGTGCTTGTAACTTTGAGATAGATTCCGTAAGCCATCAGGCTATCCCCGAGAGAAGAAGGATCTATTATCTCTCGGGGATAGCCTGAGTATTGTGCGGCTTAGATCATCTGAGGATCTTATTTTCTTGCGGGAATCGAGGGACGTTGTATTCGCCCCCGAAGAAACGCGGTTGCGTACCCGTCAAAGATTCGACCTCACATTGAAAGTAACGACGATGTACAACAAGGGGAAGACGGGCTGATAGTAAGCCTCGACCTCGGCCACGGTCGGATCATCGTCCGAGACTTTCGCGGAAACTCCGGTGAAGCCAGCGATAATCTGGCCCGCTTGGAGCTTCTGAAGAACGCCCGAGAGAGTATTCTCGATTTGGCCCGTGATGCCCGGAAGGAACTTCGTCCCGATAAACTTGTCCAGGGCATTGCGGGCTTGCTTCTGAACCTCGTCGGCGATTTGGGTGACCGTCGGAAGCTTCGTGAGGATATTCGTCATATCCGTCGTGAGCCCTTGACGTACCCGAATCTGGTTCTGCTGTTGGAACAGGACCGTCACGCCGCGAGTAGCAACTTGATTCTGTTCCACGGGGTCCAGAACCCGAGCAATCCCGTCAAACCCAAATACCTGAGCATTAGTCCAAGGAGTCGCTACATCGATGCTCGGAGAAGCGCGGGTTCCGGCGAAAGCCGCCGCCATGTAAGTGCCATCGACGAGATAAGACTCAATCGTTCCGACCGCGTTGGTAAGGCTTAGCGTGTAGATGTCGGGGTACAACATCCGAAGACGGGTACGGCCGATTGCTTGGGCCTCGTTTCCAACGTCCCTCGGTTCAGTCCCCGCAGAAACTCCGACGATCCCCGTTCTTTCCGCACGGTAACGGATTGAAGACTGGATATCGCAGTGTTTCGCAAGGTACTGGAACAGGGAGAGAGAATCACCCCTTAGAGGAATGATGTAATCCGGGAAAGCGCCTCCAGGAAGAGGACCCTCAATATCGTCGATCGCCGCTTCATAAGCAGGAACCGAAGCTTGATCGTCCACCCCGTCCCCGTTGACATCAGTGTCTTTCGGGACCTGCTTGATCGCAACAAGGACGGCCCCGTTGATGATCGAGAGGTAAGAAGCCAGCGTTACCGGATTCTCAGGGGAGTTCGCCCCGTAGACGGCTTGGATCGTCGACATCTTTGTGTAAAGGGCGGGAGAGAAGTCTTGCTTCCGGTAGTCATAGGAGACGTAATACAAATCCCCTACGTTGGGTTCTGCTCCGGAGGGAGCGAAAGTAGAAACAATCGCGGTATCCCCGGTTGAAATCCCGAGAGTGTTGGAAACCAGAAGCTGAACACCCGGAAGAGTATTCACCGGAATGTTAGCATTCGTGGTTGCGTTCTTTCTCACTTTGAGAGTAAAGAACTGACCCGCCGGGTAAGAAGCCCCTCCAGTTCTGGGTAGAACCGTGAAAGTAAGTCCGGTCACCAAGTCACGGTAAGTCTGACCGACGTTTCCGTCTTGGCCGACCGCCGCGTTAAGAACGGACGTATTCGCGGTCCCGGAACCGTTGACCGGATCCGAAGAAGTCACAAAGAAGCCTTCGATTGCATCTTCTCCGACTGCGCCGTCTCCGTCTTGAACTCCAAGTCCCCCGCCCGGAAGAAGCGCATTGTCAGAAGCCGCATCTTCGAAAGCGATCGAAGAAAGGGTTCCAGCACCCGCATTACCAAGGCTTTGAACAAAGAGGTAATCGGCCCCCGCAGAATCTTGGAGAGTCTTTGCGAGGGCGTCCAAAGAGAAGCTGGAATTGTTCATCAAGCCGGAAACAAGAACTTCCGGTTGAAGCAGAGTACGGAAAGCCGTTGATCCTTCTGAGAAGCCGAGAGGCCCGTTCGCGGATCCGTTTCCGATAACGATGCTGGAAGAAACTTCTACCGAAGATCCACGGAAACGGATTCCGGCTCCTTCTTGCAAGAGCAATCTTGCAGAAAGAACCGCCGCCGCCGAAGCCCCAAGACCCGCAGAAGCCATCGCTGCTGCGATTTGGTTCAGGATGGTATTTGCAGTTCCCGCCGGACCGAGAGGTACGTCCGCAGAACCCGCTGAAGGAATCACGGCCCCGGAAGAGTCTCTAAACTCAACCGTGACGGGAACCCCCTCAAAGGTAAACTTGAAGACGTTGTTCTGAGCAGTTGTTCCGCCCGCCGCAAAGAAAGTCACAATCGGTTGGCCTAAACCAGACTGGCCCCCAGAAAGACCGACTTCGCCGAAGAGAGTCGGCTCCATCATAGTGGCGCGGATACCGGCCAAGCCTTCTGCATTCGGGGTGAGGCCGGAAAGGGAAGCCCCAGTTCCACCAAGAATCCTTAGCTGGCATTGGTCCAGGGTGCTTTGACCGTCCAGAGAACCCCCTTGACCCGGAAGGATCCGGTTTCTGAGGATCAAACGGTCATAAGCATGAACCCCGGTAGTCGGCCCGGTGAAAGTAAAGACCGAAGCGATCTTGTGGTTTACAATCTTGACTTGGCTTCCAAGGGCAGAACCTAAGTCAAGTCCGGCGAGGATCGCGAAGTTGTTTGCCGGAAGAACGCCAGTGCTTACAAACTCAAGTACCGCTTCCTGATCGTCTTGGGGGTGACCCGCAAGCAAGAATACCAAACGACCCGAAGAATCCGCTTCTACGAAGATTTCAACTTCATCGTTTGTTCCAAACGCCGCAAGTACCGCAGTGTCAACAGCAGTCTGAACTGCCGCTGCCAAAGCGGAAACCGAAGTGTAGTTGGAAGCCGCGATAGAAGCGGTGATGGTCGTCGGGGCGGTGGAGTTACCCGAATAAACCATTCTCAGAGTTGCAAACCCTGATGAAAGATCGGTCGGGGCCAAGAACCGAGTCTTGGTCTTGATGTAAGGAAGGGCGTCCGGGTTGTAGGCGACGTAAGAATCTCCGATCGCAGGAACCCCGGAGAAGTTAGAATCCACCGTCGCGGTTCGGGTAGAACCCACGTAGCCGGAGATCACTCTCTTGTCACCTGCGGCTGCGCCGGAGATCACTTTGACGATCCAATTCTCGTAGTGACCCGAATTCTCGGAAGCCGTGATCGGGAACACGATCGTTGAGAGCGTTCCGAAAGTCGCGTCCGCGAACTCTCCGAAAGAAGCCCGATTGATTGCGTCCGCGAAATCTTGGACGGTCTTACCGGAACCCGTGTTCAAGGAAGCTTGAACGAGAACCCCGTCAACTTGAAGATCAACCCCGTTATTCGCAGAAGTGATTTCAAAGCCGGTCCCGTAAACCGAGCCTCCGGTCAGAGTAGCACCAGAAACTACAATGTTCAAGTCACCCGAAACCAAGGTGATCGAGTTGCCAGCAGTTCCGGCGTCGGTCGCAGTGACGTAAACCTTTGCACCGATTGCTTGGGCGCTTACCCCGGAAACCGAAGAAACCGCCGAAGCCAAAGAAGAAGCCGTGGCCGCATCGTTTACGCCGATGTTCCAATCCACGCCTTCTGTAAGAACGGAACCATCTACGGTAACCGTAGATCCACCTGCGGGAGCACCTTGGACTTCAAAGAACCCCGAAGCAGCAACCGCTTGATCATACGTGATTTCTTCGCCCGTCCAGTAAGCAAAGAAGCCCGTTCCATTCCCGGTTGGGTCTGAAAGATCAAACGTAGAAGCTCCAGCGTTATCGATATTCAGAGCGAGGTTATCGCTCGCCCCGCTTACCAAGTAGTAGGGGCCTGAACCCGTGACTGCAAACTTGGCAAGAGTCGCATCCTGGGATGCGAAAGTTACCGTGACGTCTTCTTCCACCGCTCCGGAGAACTCCGAAGTATCAAAGGGGCTCTCAAAGCGAGAGTCCGGAGCTTTCTCAGAACCTGATGGGAAGTTTACGGTGACCGTCGACAATCCCGCGGACTTGGTACCCCAAGTCGGGGTGAGCAAGAAAGAACCCTGAGAATCTTGGATCGTGTAAGTTCCAACTCCGCTTGGACCCGGAGCCACAACGGTCAGGGTGTATTCTTGATCTTGGATCGTGTTATAGTAGAAAGTCGCCCAAACCTTGGCTCCGGTCGGAACCGGCGAAGCAAGGGTGATCGTGTTGGTATCCGACTCTACTTTGGTGACTTTCACCCGACCCCGGTCAAGGGCGTCCGAGATTGAATAGCCCCAGTAAGCAAAGATCAAATCCGGGCGGTTTGTCGGAAGGTCCTGCCGACCATTTGCAACTTTGTTGAAAGTCTCAGTTCCGCCGGTGATCGGAGTGTTGCGACCATTTCCGGTAGTCGGCTGAAGGGGCAGAACAAACTGCTTGCGGCCTTCTACGGGAGGGTTGACCGAAGTGTCAACCACCGGCTCGCACAGAGCAAGGTATTGACGAACGTCTACCAGAGTGTCTGAAACTTGGCTCTCTCCAAAGAAAGTTGCCCCGGAAGTGTGAACCCCGGATTCTACGAGAGAAGCCGTCCCCCAAAGGATATGATCATCCTTTAGAACGAAGTCCACCCCTTCGATGTAATCCGAACGGTCTGGGGTAATTCCGCAGAGGAAGATGTCCGTGATTCCACGGTGTTGCAGGTAATCAAAAGTGTTCTGCCAGGAGTTGAAATAATACTGGCAAGTAACCGAGGCTCCAACTTCCGGCGCAAAGGGAAGAGTAACGGCTCCGGTCTGCCCGTCCAAAGCTGTCGGGACCACTTGAACCCCGTTGACTTTGACCGTAACGTCCGCCGGATCCGTGGTCGTCAAACCTCCGTTAGACCCATCCACGATGGGCCTTTGGAAAGTATAGAACACATTATTGCGGATTGTCTGAACCCCCTCTGTAAGTCCCAGAGTGGGATTCGCGGTGCCCGCAAGAATCTTGATGTTACGGTCCGAAGCAAGCTTCAAGACCGTCTGACCAAAGTTGTTTACAGCAGAAGAAGCAACAAGGGAAGTCCCTGTCGCCGCAGCGTTGATAAAAGCAGCGACTTGCGCCGCAGTCCAACCCGCGAGAGGGGAAGAAGAGATCGTTACCGAAACGGTAGTCGCGTCATCTACGAGGAAAGAGAGTGAGTCGTTCTCCCCGGAGATAACCTCAAAGTTCTGCCCGACTGCCCCGTAAAGGACCGGAGCATCCGAACTGACTTGATCCGAAAGGTTGTCCGTGATAAGGGTATCGGTACGATTGAAGAAATAAGTGACCCGAACAACGTCGGTCGCAAGAGGCTTGGTAGAGAGCTGAAGGATTCCCTTTGTTCCATCAACCGTGAGAACGACGATCGGGCGACCGTTTACCGTCACATTGATAGAAGAAGCGTTTGTCGCAACGGTTCCAGTCCCATCTCCCGTAACAATCGGGAAGTTGCGAACTTGAAGCCGGTCGCGGGTTCCGTCAAAGTCCCCGAGCGTTACCGCACCTGACGCAGAAATCGAAACAACTGCGCGCCCGGATTCGTCTTCTTGGACGATTCTTTGGTCCACAGAAGTAGAAGAACCCCGGACCACTTCCAAAGAATTCTGGCGCAGGATCTCAGAACCAACCCCAAGAAGAAGGGGGATTCTGACGTTAGACGCAACGCCTTGGACGGGATCCTCAAAGAGGGTTCTCGTGTAAACGCCGGGAGGAGCGTAGACGGAGCCTGGAAAAGCCATGAGGGTGCCCTATTTTTACGAGGAAAACCTCGGTTGAGGTTTCATCACAGAATCTACCAAGGGTGAGATAACCCAACCCAGGTGCTACCTTTGGCTCTGTATAGGCTTCTAACCGGGGGGGGGTCAGACCTTCTTGTCTTTGTTTTTAGAGGCTTCCTTTTCTTCTTTGATCTTTTTCGAAAGGGCTTGATTTATCTCGGATGCGATTTTTCTGCCTTCATTTGCGCGAACTCTTTCTTCTTCCCGGATAACCCTGTAGCCGCCCTCGGATGTAGGGACCAACTGATTCCGCTTTACGTCTAAGCCGTTCTCTCTTTCATGCCGGATGACTCTATCTTTTTCGGAGTTTCTCTTCTCAATAACGCCCCACTTCTTCTCGGCATCCCTTCCGATGGCTTTATCGTAGTTCCAATCGTCACTTGTTCCCGTGTTGGGGGGAGCCGCGCCCCTGACTTGACTCTGGGGGTGTGCAAACTTGAAGCTTGCCGCCGAAACCAATTTTCTCATAGGGTCTTCGCATTCCGGGCAAGGAATAGAATCCTTTGCTATGGAGATGCGAGTCCAGAAATGTTCTTTCCTCAGACCGCAAGAATCGCATTGGTATTCATAGACTGGCAAGTGAGAACCTCCCTGGTAGAAAATATACCGGAAGATTTTATCCGGGTTCCGGAAGACCTTCTGGTTGGTCTACCCCCATTTCGTCCCAATGAACTTCAAGGGAGCCTTTGTCCCAAGAAGCATAATCGTGGCTTACCATCCAAGCCAACCTCAGAGCAACGGTGACCGGAAGAATAGCATTCAAGAAATATTTTGAAGGAAGACCCGGAAACAAGAGGGACAGAATCAGACCGATCCCTGCTTCTGGGAGACTCTTTAGAAGTTCCACAAACGTGTAGCCGCCGGAGAAGCCCCGAAGAATATCCGGGACGTCCCAAGAAATCTCGGTGACGTTCAACCAAATCACTGCGAAAAGAGCAGCCGAAACCGCTTTCCCTGCAAGCAGAGAAATAGGATGCTTTCTCACATAATCATCCAGAACTTCAGCGATACCAGTTACAGACTTCGCGACGGATTTTAGTGCGTTTGAAATCTTAGGGGGGAGGTAATCCCCCAACTTTAGAAGATAAGCGTTGAGGGCCGGCATCTTCCCTCTCGCCTCAAAGTAGATCTTGAAGAATGGAACTTTGTCTACGAGGTAATCCCCTGCTTTTTGTAAAGCATCTTTCCCTTTTTTGACGAAGTTCTGAATCTTGCTTGGGAGTTCTTTGAGCGCGCTGAGAAGAGAATCCGCTCTTACGCCGATCATATCCTTGAAATCCTCCCAGGCTTCTTTTTGGGAAGAGAAAACCTCCCAGAGGGCTTTGATCTTTTTCGCAACGTCAAAGGCTTGTTTTTGGGTGGAGATCTTAGACCCGTGGGAATCCAAGAATGAAAGAAGGACTTCTGAAGTGAGCTCTTTGTTGGACTTGGAAGCTGTTCGGCCTGCAAGGATTTTCCGAACTTCGTTCCTCAGAGTATGCTGGGAAGCAACACGTTTTTCAAAGGACCTCTGAAGCCTCTGTTCGACTTTCTTCCAATCCACGAGGTTATCGAACAGGGCTTCAAAATGCTTCGCTCGATCGTTCTGGTAATCCAAATAATAAGCGTGCTCCCACGCATCAATCGGTAGGAGAACTTCTCCTTCCCAAAGAACTCCATTTTCGTGGTTCATCACAGTGACGATCCTTAGACCGTCCGGGGTTGATACCAAAACGCCCCAACCAGATCCCCGGACTTTAACGGCGCTCTCTTTCATCTGAGATCGGAAATCTTCCCAGGACCCGAAATCTTCTTCAATGGTTTTCTTGAGGTCCTGAGAAGGTTCTTCATACTCCGGGGTCAAAGACTCCCAATACAGAGTATGCAAGAAATGACCTCCCGCATTGAATTGCATCGCCGCGTTTAGGGCGGGGATCCTCTCAAAGTCTTTTTCCTTTCGGGCTTTGGCGATTGCTTTCTCCGCTTCGTTGAGCCCGTCGACATAAGACTTGTGGTGCTTATCGTGATGGAACCTTAGAGTCTCCTCGGAGATATAAGGCTCAAGGGCGTCATAAGCATAAGGAAGTTTCGGAAGAGAGTGTTTTCCAACAGATGCAGTCCTAAGAATCTCCCCGGAAGAAACTTCAGGGCCAGTCACGAATTCTAAAATCTCTTGGAGCTCCTCGAGGGTTGGCTCCCGGTTGATTTCTGGGTGATCCCGATAAAGATTTCGGACGTCATCCAAAGCCACTTGCATTACATCCGAAGGTTCATCCCCGATCAACCCGCCCCCTTCAGATTTCCACCAACCGGCTTTCTTCTTTCTCCAACCCCCGCCCTCATCTTTGTAGATCTTCAGGGCGTGCCCCACCGCATAAGCAGAAGGCCACTTTTTGTACCTGGACTTCGCTATATCTTTGGATTCTTCCCACAAGTCGGGGTCGGTCGGCTCGTTTTCCCCCGCAAAGATATCTCTGGACTCTTTGAAGGTTTTGGTATGCGTCGTGGATTTACCCTCACCCCTATCTTTCTTCTCCGCCCGCATCTTCTCTTTTGCGAGTTCTGCCCTTTCTTTCTTTGGGGTGTCCCAAGCTTTCTGCCTGGGCATGCATTTCAGAGGGTCTTTTCCACCCCCGGTTTCTTTCTTCCAGTTTGGATCTTCTGAAATCCCGCACGGCCCGATAATATCCCCCGGATAAACAGTCTCTTCTTTGACTGTGCCGTCCGCGAGTTCTTTCTTGATCTTTTTCTTTACGGGGGATATTGCGACCCAATCACCCCAAGTCGCGTCGCCCTTGCTCCCGCCGTGGCCGCTAAACCATTCGTCCAACCCGCCGTGGCCCACATCTTTCTTTGCCCTATTGCGCGCTGTTCTCATTTGTCGCCCCCTCATTCCCACGGCATTCCGGATAAGAGGGTCCGCCAAGATAAGCAAAACAACGCCAAAGTCTGATCACCTGTTACGATAAGACTTCTTCTTCTCGACCCATAGGGAAGCAACAATAGCGGGTCTTGGGGCAATAACTCCTCCACCAAGGCCGAAATCTAACAGAGGCTTGAAAGATTCCCTCGTGTCCTCATAAAGCGATTCCATCCAATCTAAAGGGTGGACCCTATCCAGGTAATACTTGACCTCTGCCAGCAAGAGCTCTGCCTTCAAGAGAAGCCAACCTGCTTCTTTCAGGAGATAATCTTTGGAATCGTCTTTCCTGGAGAGGATTTCAAGTTCCTTCTTGGATTTCTCAAGGCCAGCAGTGGCCCAAGAAAGAAATCCAACGATCCCGATATCATCAGTACTGTAATTTCCCGAATTCTTTTTACGCGCCTCCGTCGCGAGGGGTTTGATCTTAGAAGCAAACCCCTCTACTTCCTTGAGAAGAACGCGGATCCGATTGCGAAACTTTTTCGGGAGGTCATCGGCTTTAAGGGCTTTCCGAAGATTGTTCACAGCGCCCTCGGCCCCCAACTCCGCAAGAAAAATATGTTTCGCGGAAGTCATGTTAGTCCTCTGAAATCGGCATTGGAAGAAGGCCGCTCTCGAGGAGACCCCCATAAGAAAGATATTCCCCCGGAATTCCTTCTGGGGGATCTTCCCCTTCGGACTCAAACCTCTTAGCAAACATCAAAAGAATCTGAACTATGTCTCGGCCAGGAAACCCTTCTTCTTGAAGGGTTCTGACAAACACAAGCGTATTCGCGGCGATCGCTACGTCCCGGAGATCGTCCGAAGTCAGGGAAGAGATATACTCGGCCCATTCGGGAAGGCTGTTTGGTCTCATACTTCAGTCTCCTGCTCTCCGAATTGTTGGGCGTAGGGAGAAAGAGCTCTCTCTAACATACGCCGCTCTACTTTGTAGAGCATAGACCTCTGCTTCTTGATCTCAGTCCATTCTTCACCAAGGCGCTCGACTTGAGAGTCAAGGACTACTTGGTTGAAGAGATTTTCGTCGATACCCTGAACGACCTTACGGATCTCGTCCAGGGTCTGAGAAGCTCCCCTTCCAGCAAATGCCTCTTGGAAAGTGAGGTCGATCGTGTACTCGTCTACCGGCTTCTTGTTGCCGGAACGCCATGCGCGGGCGGTTCTTTGCTTCATAGTCTCGTTAGACCAACCGTCACGATCCAAGTGGATCACGTGGCCGAAACTTTGAAGATTCTGCCCGACGGCATAAGATCCAGTCAAAACTGCAGTGTGGACCGGATAGCCCGTGATCTTTGTTCCAAGGCCCAGAACTTTCCCAAGGACAAAAGATTTCCACTCTTCGGCTTTTACGGCTCTTCCGGTTTCAGGGTCAGTGTATTTCTTTGCTTTGAACGTCAGGTACTCACCCGTCGGGGTGCAGTAGATGATCGAATCCTTCAAGCCAAGGATATGACCCTTACCTGGAAACCTCTTCTGAAGATCCGAGAAAGTGTCTTCTGCGAGTTCTTTCGAATCCGAGAAAAGAAGAACCCGGTCATCCATCGAGATCTGAGAGATAATCTCTGCAGCCCTTTCAATCTTGGGGTTCGGAAGTCCCGGAATAACCCTGTTTGGAACATCCGAGAGCCGAGTAAGGTTTGAGAGGGGTCTCGTGATTCTACGGCTTGCCGCTTCAAAAGCAAGCTCCGGCCTCTCCCGGTAGACCGCGAGGAGATCCTTCAACCCCTTGATGACGGAATTCATTTCCGTACGATAAGCTTCTTCTAACTGAGGGGGCATCGTAACAGAAACTGTATCTTTGCGAAGCCTCTCAATCTTAGAGTCTTCTTCGGTGACGGAAGTCTTGTCCGCGAAAAACAAGTTCCTCTTGACCCAAACCCGGAAGTCTTTCGCGGCGTTTGGATCCCGCGTAACCGAAACCGGGCGACCGCCGACGTCCTGGGTGTAGAATCCAAGAAACTTGGCTTCTTGGGCCCTACCCTCCGGAGAATTCAGATCCAAGTTGTTCGCGACCGAAGCCAGGGTAAAGACTTCTCTTGGAGCCTTTACCATCGGGGAAGCGGTGAGAAGAACCTTGTGCTTGGATTTGCAAGACACGGCCGCTTTGTATGCAGATTTCGACTTTGATCCAAGATGAAGATGCGCTTCGTCAAAGTAGACGGCGATGTAATCATCCCCATAAGTTGGGTCTTTCTTACGGAGGTTTGAAAACCTCGCATAAGAAAGGATATCCACCCGCTTGGAGATCTCGTCCGCGACCGGCCGCTCAAGAAACTTGTAGAATTCACCCACCAAGTTTCCAAGGAGGTCTTTCTCACAGACATACAGGTAACGACCGTTGGTCCCTTCGGCTTTGCCCCGCATATCCAAGTTCATCATGGAAGCGATCGCGGTGACGGTTTTGCCCATCCCCGTATCCAAAGCGCAGATCCCACGATCCCCGTTTGCTTCCATCCAAGCAAGGGCGCGCATTGTATGCCGCCGGAGAGGAAGCCTCAAACCAAGCCTCTCCGAAGAGAATCTCTCTAAGTTCTCTGCATCAGCGGCACGCCCGGCTTTGGAAAGTTCCTCGAAATACTCGGAAAGAAACTTAGATGCGGCAGAAGACAGCGCCAAGCTTCCGACACGGTCTCTCACAATGTTGAAGTCTTTCGCTTCGAAAGTGTAACCAGACCTCCGGGTTCCAGGAACCGCTTGAATGGTCGGGACTGATCCCGAAAGACGGGCCATTTCGTTGCGGATTCCCGTGAAAGAATGCTCCGCGCTTACTTGCAAGTAAAGCTTGCCGTTGAACAGAGTAACATAAGGTTCCCTTGTTCTACGGATGTTTAGGGTTCCATCGGCGTTCTTGGTGTCTCTACGGGTGATCTTTGTTCCCGTGTCATAATCCAGATAATAAGCGGAACCTTCGATTTGCCGACCTGCCGCATTGACAAGACTTGGAATAGGGATTCCGCGATAACGACCCGCGACCACAACAGGAACCCCGCCGATGTCCGCTACACGATAGATCTTCGTGAGGGCGGTTGATTTGTTGGGGTCGTCCGTCAAGGACATGTATTTCGGAGGGCTGTTTACTGCCGCCCTTTCGACTTCTTCGTCCGAGAAAGTCCGAATCCTCTCAATCGTCCGGGTTTGCCCAAGAGGGTTGATCGCTTTCTGTACGGATTTGTTTTTCGACTTGACTTTGACAATAAAGTCTTCGACGGAGAGAACTTCCCCGTCTAAGTCATAGACTGAGGTTTCTCCCGTTACCGGGTCCGTACCGATATTCATCGGGCGACCAAAGATTTCCCGGACGGAAGAAACTTTCCCCTCTTCAGAGATTCTCTTACGGATGGAAGCTCCAATCTTCCATTTCTGCTCCCGATCCATCTGAAGGCGCTCAAACAGTTCGGGATCTTCGCGCCGAACCTTTTCAACTTCTTCTTCTTTCCTGGAAGCTTTCTGAAGGCGAAGCCAACGGACCGGTGAAACTCCAGGAAGCCTGCGCGCAGTCAGAAAGACGTCTTTGTCCGCTGAAAGCGATTGGATCAAATCCGAATAGCTCTCAACCAGAGTTTTCCATAGCGGCAGAGGAAGATCTTGGCCGCTGTCCACCCTGCGAAGAATCGGCAAGATTTCCTGGGTCTTCTGTTCCACCCGAATACGTGTATTCTCAGAAGTGATCCTTGAGTCCAAGACCCCAACCGCCCGAAGAAAGCGATTGTAGAATCCTCGATCACCGGGGATCAATCCCGCTTGTTCTGCATCAAAGACATCTTTGAGCTCACCGTACATCTCAAAGAACTCCGTGATGATCGGAGTCCTTCCGAAAGCGCGATAGATCTGAAGAAGGCTGACTTGAGCGATCGGAGTGAGGGCGTCAGGAACCCTTGGGTCGTAATCTTCTTCAGAAGCGACTTTAGAGTTCAACTCCGAAAGCCAAGAAGTAAGCGTGAGCTCGATGTTAGCCACAAGATTCTCCAAATCTTATCGAGAAGAGACTTGCCTCAACCAAGACTTCATTCTGGAGTTGTTGATCTCCAGGGCCGAGAGCTTCGGCATCTTCTCTTCGTTCGCAGGAACGGCTTTTTCAGCTTTGGGGTCTACGGAATCTACCACGAGGCGATTTAGCGTAGACACCGCTTTCCCCCCAGGACCCTTTTTGATCTCTTCCGGGGTCGGGGGGGCTTGCTTGGCGTCCGAGACTGTTTTTCTCTTTGAGAGGTCCAAGTTATCTTTGGATGCTGCTTCTGCGGCTATTTCTGGGGAGTTTGTAATCGCCCCGGTCTCCGCAAACTCGCGAACCTCACTGAACTGGGGGGCTTTGTAGAAAGCCCCTTCTGCGGAAGGAGCAACTTTCGGGGGGGCTTTCTGGGCTGTTCTGATCCCCTGTGGGTAAAACAACTCCAGAACAACCCACTCGTCCATGTAATCTATCTCGGCACTTCCAGTAGGGAATTTCTGGAGGTAGAGAACCTTCAAGCGTTTTGCTTCTTGAAGGTCTTCCTTCCCGATTTTCTGTCTGCCGACATCTCCGTGTTCCCTCGTGATAAGAGAAACGGATTCCGAGTTGATAGAATCAACTCGAAACCAAGTATTTTCACTACGGAGGAAAGCAGAGATTTCGGTCGGAATACGCATGGTCATGCAAGAACCTGCTGAAGAAGATAGATGTTGGTTTCATGCGCGCTCGCAGTCGCCATGATCCAATCATCAAACCCAAGGGTCAGGCCGCCGCAGGCTTTCAGCCGGTTGTAGCAATTCTTCAGGAGTTTCTGAAGATCTTGCTCTGCATAGAGTGCCCTCTGATGGGGGTCGGCTACTTTGCACCAATGCGAGCAGTACCCTTGAATCAGGGAAATCTGATTCGGGAGGAAAACGCTATCCCCGCCCGTGTACCCCACAAGCTTCTCGGCTGCGGAATCAATCTCTTCTTCTACGCTCTCGTACAGGCGCTGGAAGAGAAGATGATTCCCGTAATAGTTCGGGCCTTTGGCTTGCCAGTGCAGGGTCTGGTAAAGCATGTACTGCGCGCGAAGGGCGGCAAGGATATGCGACAAGCAGTTACGGACTTCGTCCAAGTTTTGGGTTTCTACATAAGCATTCTTTTTGTTCTTCAGCTCTTCCCGAACTTTGAGTACGGACTCCGGAGGATTCTCGTTCATTTCCGCAAACTCAGGATTATCCTGAAAGAACTTCTTCTTTTCCGCCTGGGACATAGGTCCGGCTTTGTGCTTTGCTGAGAGGCTGCGGGCAATTTCTGATGGGAGAAGAAAAGACATGAACAGACCCCGAGTGGTACGGTTCGTTCTTGGTGATAAACGATCTACCGTGGACCCGAGGCCCTATAAAAATAGATCCCAACCCACTTTGCCCGAGATCGAAGAACCGGCTTGCACTTTGAAGCCCGTCACTGTTTTGTTTGTGACTCTCAGAGGAGAGAAAACCCCTGAAGACAATATCACGGTGTAATTTGCATTAGACAACGCCGGGGTCCAAGTGACCGTCTTCTCAGTCTCCCCGGAGAAAACAAGATTTCCACTTTTGAGAGAAGAAGCCATGAGATCACCTATGTGACGCCGGAAGTTTCACAGCCTTTTGAAACAAGCCACTCATCGAGCTTCTGAAGAGATTCTCTGTCCCTGGATTTGAAAGTAACTTTATCCGGCTCAACCTTTACGCCGAGGTCCTTAATCGGGGGAACTTTATCCAGACGGGATTTCCCATCCCGAAAGCTTTTGAGCAGGGCCGGGAGATTCTTGATCTGTTCCGACCCTATGTAAACCACAAGTCTATGTTCGGGTAAGGCTTCTCGCTCAAGCCAAGAACGAGCGACCTTTTTCGCCATCGAGACTTTCTTGTTGGGGGGCTCAGAAGTCAAAATTTCCTCGAACACCGGGAAAGATAGCGAACCTAACGGGTTAGCCAACTTGGTAGATAATCTCTTCATTCCAAGCCGCTCGGTTGCTGTGCTTCAACACATTGAAGTTGTCTCGAACTTTTTCAAAGACCCCAAAATACTTTGAGCACAAAGAGTCTTTCTCTATCAGGGGGAGAGTCCGGAAGAATCTATGCCTTACGAAACCTTGTGTGACTCCAATTTCCCGAGCGACATCGCTCTGACAAGTAGTGCGGATCATTCCCATCATGATTTGCACGTCGACAGGATCTTGCAAAGAAATCTTGAGATCTCTTTCGATATCCGCTATCGAGTAAGGCGACAAATCCAACAAGAACTTGATTCTCGCGGTAGCTCTTCTCAAACGGTAACAAACCGTCGGCTGACTAACATTGAATATCTCAGCGATAGATGTCTGGCGAACCTTACGGAAAAAGTAAAGGTCGATGAAGTCGGCTTCTCTTGGAGGAATCAAGTCCAAAATTTCCCGCACCCTCTCCAAATCGTCAAAGCTCTCTTCTTGGAGATCGTCCCATACCGAGGGTTGCTCCGAGATAGAGTCCTCATTAGAGAAGATCTTCTCCATATCCATCGGGTCGTAGAGTAAGAAGCTCCCCCAGTTACTCATCTTGAAAGTCCTCCCCCAAAGGGCTGAGTACAAATTTTGGGAAAACCCGGATGGACTCCAAGGATCTCAATGAGATCCTAACGCAAACAGAATCCTCATCCACGAGGAGAGCGACTCCTTCGACTCCCTCATAAGAACCTTTCAAGATTAGAACCCGGTCACCCTCGGCGATAGAACTCGAAGCCATTTGGTTGAGTTTGGCTTTGAGTTCTTCTAATTGCTTATTTGGAACCGTATGCAGAGAGAAGGTGTATCCGGACTTAGAATGCATAACGGATTTTAGATAAGGGGAATCTCGAACTGCCAGAACATATTCTCGAGAATCCAAAGTATATTCTACAAAGCAGTACCCCTCCATGACGTTCATGAGGGTTTTCCTGCCGTCACTAACACAAACCCTGTATGGGATAAAGACCTGCTCGGGCTTGATTCCGAACAAGTCTAAAATATGCTTCTCGAGTTCCCCAGATACCGCTGTTTTCTCACCCAAATAAGTCAACTCAAAGACCAACCAGGTCTTTTCGTCCCTCTCGTCTTTATTGGGAGCCCCCACGGATCAAATTCCGTAGGTGATGACGTACGAGTTGCCGAAAGATTTCTGGGCCAAGGGCGTCATCCGAAAAAGTCTCCGCCGTCTTCTGGGTCGCCTTTGGCCCCGCCCCAATAGCGCGAGTATCTACCCAAACACCCCCAACTGTAGAACCTTGGTTCTTCTCTTTCTTGGGGGTGCCCTCTGAGGGGGGCGAAGGTATAACGAGATTACCCGCAGGATAAACTTTTTCCGGAGCCGGTAAAGGTGGAGGTAAGGTTTTTTCTTCTTTCGTTACCCCTGAAACTTCCAGTACAAACTTTGAGGCTTTGTCTGGGGGAGACTTCCCAATCAAAGCATAATGGGCCGCACCTACATCCAAAGAAAGGGCTTGGCGAGTCGGGCGATAAGGGGGGCTGGCGAATCTTGAAGAAATCCCAAGAAGCTCTGACCCCCTTTCTGCGAGGGCAAGAACTTTCTCAGGATTCCACTTAGAAGTTGGCTTACCGACCCCGAGATGGGCGCGGTAAGCGACAAGAGCTGCTTCTGCGATCCTCTCATAAGCAGAAGAAGGAGAAACTTCCATCGCCATCTGGCTTGCAAGTTCCATCGCACCCTTTAAGTCCCGCCCGAGTAAATCTACCATCTGAAGGGCTCGGTCGTTCGCCCCCAACTGAAGATACTGAAAGACGGTTTGCCGCGTAACACGGCCAAGCATCGAGACCCCCTCCAAAGTCTTCAGGGCATCTCGGATATGGCACTCAGTAGCCTCCGCGATCGTAACCAGGGCTTCCAAGTCAAACTCGATTCCCTCTTGGGAACAAACCCAAGAAAGCCGGTTTGCAATCACTTCGGGCTGAACTGCCCGAATAACGAAAGCGGGGGCACACCTTGAGAAGATCGTGCTGACCATTTTCTCAGGTTCAGTCGTACAGAAGATACAAACAAGTTTCTTATCTTGCGTACCTTCAACCGTATCTTCCATCGGCTTCAATAGCGCATCAAGGGCTTGCTTGGATAATCTGTGGGACTCGTCGAAAAGATAAATCCTCCGCTTACCCGAAAATGTAGAGTAAGTGACGTCCTCTACGATTTTAGCGAGGTCAGACTTACCCGACTTGGTCGCGGCATCAAGCTCCTCGAAGCATTCATGGGTTCCCCCGTCCAAGAAAACCCTACAAGAATGACACTCGTCGCAAGGAATACCTTCTTGGGGGTTGTAACACAAAAGGGCTCGGGCAAGGATACGACCCATAGTCGTCTTGCCCGAGCCGTGCTGACCGCAGAAGACGTAAGATTGATGGAACCCTCTCTTCTCTTTGATGAACTGCCTTAGAACTGCAGTTGCCGCCTCTTGCCCGAGAACATCATCATATGCTCGGGGACGGTACTTTGTATCGAGGGCCATCTAACCACCGCCTCAGTCTTCGTCAGAATCCTGGTCCTTGTTCTCTTCCTCTTGCTTAGGTGAGAACATCGCCGCTTGACCGTAGATCTCTACATTCTCCGCGAAAGCGATCACATCAGGCTTCGCCATCGAGCACTTGATGTCACCAGAATTGGGATCTTCTTCCGCCCGGCACGAGAAGAGGTGATGGTTCAGAAGAATCTCCCTCTCCTTTGAAGTCATCTCGTTCTCCCACTTGTCCGCAGGGAGAACAATCATGAACTTGTAACTGGTTCCTCCAAAGAGGTTCATCCAAGGGGATACCCGAGAAGCACTCCCCTGTACGACGGCTTTGTTACCCTTCTCCGTGAACACGACGATAATCTCATCGACCACAAGAGCAAGGTCGGGGTGGTACTTCCCAACAAGCTCCCGCATCAGATCGTGAACTTCTTCGTTCGCCTTCCAAATCTCACCCATTTGAGCCTCCTACGCTAAGAAAGTTGATCCCATCACAACCGGAAAGCTTTTGCGAGAGCTTGCTTTCCGCCTTTCTCCCAAATCTCCCCCGGGTCTTTCCCCCCAGAGTACCTAACGGCACGGGAACGAATCCCGACCCTCTGTAAACGCTCCGGGACGCCCGAATACCATTTACCTGTTTTCTCATCTCGATACCCTGTGACTTGTTTCCTACCTGTTTCGTCTTCGTCATAAGCCACGTGAACCGTGGCTGCGGGGTCCAAGAATCTAATGAGAAAATCCATTTGGGGCTGAGTCAATCTTGCAGTCCCGCAAGCAAGGACAGAATCCCTCGGAGGGACTACATGCGCGAGTGCAAGATCAAACACCCCCTCAACCAACCAAACGTCACCCCCTCTCCAGATCTTCTCCAAGATCGAAGGGCACATCCCAATAAAATTTGGGCTAAACTTGGCTTCAAGAACCCGGTAGTCTCGAACCGTCTTTTGTTCCTGATCCCAGGTACGAAACTCGACCCCGAGGGCTTTGGCCCTCGGAGACCAATAAGGGACCGTAAGCCAACCCCTTCGGGATTTTCCTCGGGGGCCGTTTTTCTCCGCGAAAGTTGGGTCCGGGGATTCTGCTTGAGGGATAACCCATTCCCCTACCCTAAGTTCCTCCAGTAGGGATTTCTTCAAACCCCTACCAAGGGCGTACCCCCGAGCTTCTTCAGAAAGCTCTCCGGCTGAAACAAGTAGAGACTCATGGAGCCATTCCTGGCTGGGGCTCATTCTTCTTCCTGAACCACCAAGCCAACCCCGCGAGGAGCGTTGTGGATCACAAGAGCGTTACGGTCTTGCCCGAAATCAAACAGAGTCCCGACGAAAGATTTATCCTTTGGTAGAAGGACCGCCCATCTTGCAGGAACCCAAACCTCTTCTGAAGATGGAATCCCTTCTGGGAGGAGGTCCAAGTCAAACCCGTCACCGTAATAAACTTGAACGTCAACCAGGCCATAAAAAGCAAGATGCGCCAGAGTATCTTGAACCCCTTCTTTTGTTGCCGGATTTACAGACCCCCAAGAAAGCTCCCTGGATTTCTTAAAGATAGAAAGCATCGCTTCTCGAAAGAGAAACTCTTTGGGCGCTTTCGTGATCGCTGCTCGAATAAACCCCGAAGGAAACTTCTCATCTATCCAAATCTGACTTCGAGAAGAAGTCACAAGGAACGGCCCTTCTAAGTTCTCCGGGATAGGAACCTCTAAGAGAATCGGGGTCTTTTGGTGCGGCTTGACTAAGACTTGAACGGGGAAGCTCATCCAAAGAGCCTTTCCCATAGGGGGATCTTTTTGGAGATCTGTAAGTCCCCCCCGGCCTCAGGCTTGAGGGATCTGATTTCTCCCCGGAGTTCTTCCAGCGTCTTAACCAACCCCAAGAAGCTTCTCTCTCGAGTATCCGACAACCCCCTGAGTTCCTGGATCTCCTCTCGGTACTTGAGGATCTCTTGATCCTTCTCCTGTATCCCCTCTCGGTACTTGAGGGCTTCAAGATTCTTTTCCTGGATTTCTCTCTCCAGAGAAGCGACCTTATTCTTTAAGGCGTCAAACCCTTCGAAAGTCTGACTGATCCTAAGTGCGTCTTCTTCAGAATCTACCCAAACACGGGTGTTGGAGAAACTTCCCGCAAGGACGGATCCCGGAAAATAATCCTCCCTCCCTGCAGGGGGGATATCTTCTTCAAAGGACTCCCCGTCAAGTACCCAAAGAAGGGCGGCTACATCAGGATAGCGGATCGCGATGTCGGGGATGCTACGATTATCGAAGAAATCTTGAAGTGATTTCTTCACGTCCTCTTTTCCGTGGGAGTGTTTGAAAACCTCACACTTTTGCGCCCGATCCCCCCGCAGGTCATCGCAAGCAAGCAGGTCCAACCGGCAAACCCCTCCGGAAGAATCTCCGATCCGGACTTGGACGTTGTTTGCACAGTTCTTCGGCTTTCTCTGAAGAAGAGATTCCAATTCCCGCTTGATGTGCCGGAAGCGGGCTTGCTTCATTTTCTGAAAGACTTGACCCGGAGTCCTCATCTAAGCACCCACGCGGATCTTCTTGAAGGTTGCGGCTCCGTCTTTCTTCTGGATCCGGTAAGCGTGCTTCGCCGCTTCTACGAGAACTGGGTTATGGCTAACAACAAGGATATCCACACCCAAACGGTCTGAAAGAAGAGCGAGAAATCTCCCAACCCGAGGAACGTACCTTTCGGCTACCGCACCAAGACTTTCGTCCATGAGCAGAAGAGGGCGGAGGCCCCTACGGGTAAGAACCACAAGTCTTAGGAGAACCGACTCCACGGTTGCAACGGAACCCCCGTAAGCGTCCGTTGCAAGACCTTCGGTTGTGGTTCCGTCGTCATCCCTTTGCACTGTGATCAAGTCTACGGAGACTTTCCCTCTTTCCACGCTCACGTCTGAACGTACCGAAAGGTTCAAGTCGTCGAATACGGCTTGAAGCCCTTCGGTCAGAAGTTCTTGTGCGGTCTTTGCGTTATCGATGACTTCTTGGTCGATGAGGAGGCGAAAAAGATCCGCCACCTTTTCCAAGACAGAAATCTCACCCTCAAGATAAAGAACGCGCTCCTCGCCTTCTTTCAATCTTTGTTGGGCAGAATCCCGGAGAGCCTCCGCCCGAGAAAGATCCGAGCGAAGGCTTTCCAAGTCATCGAGCAGGCTATTCAGGTCCGCCACACGAGCACCGAAGTGTACTTGTTGGGGGAAGCCCCGTCGTCCTCATGGCGGAAAGCGATGTAGCCCCCACGCCCATGCCGCTTGATCGTGAAACTGAGTTGATCAAGACCAAACACCGTAGAAATCCCCTTGATGTAAGGGTAGTCCACAGTGAAAGCCGTGTCGAACTTCCCATTCTTATCAGTTACCTTTGCAAGAGTCAGGGGATAGATATCCGTCCCCCCCGCTTCACAAGGCATCGAGATAGAAACAGTCGAAGTCTTCTCGTCATAAGAGAAAGTGATTGACTCGTGGCCCTTCGGGGCGCCAGCAAGAAGAACCGAAACGGCTGACTCAAACTCTGCCCGGTCCAAATCCAACTGGGCGTCCCCAACAGCATCCTTGTCTACATTCAGAGTCGGGAACTTAGAGGTCGGACGGTTTACGCCGACATAAGACCCGTCCGCCCGCTCAAACAGAGCGAAAGCACCCCCGCCGTCTTCAAAGGCTCTCTCGGCCTCTTTGATCGTGACGTCGTTCTCTTGGGTATGCTTGTCGTTCAAGAAACGAACAACTGCCGGGACTTCCTTGCCCGGAATACGGATGCTCAGCTCAGGGAGAGCCGTGACCTCTACCGCCGAAAGGGCGCGGCGGTCCGTCGCCCAGAGAACGCCTTTGATAGCCTCAACCTGGCAGAGCTCAGGCTTCGCGGTGTCTTCGGCCGAGACAAACCCCTTGGAGAGACCAAGAGCATGTGCGAGGCTCTTAGGGGAGATCGATCCGACGTTCTTTGCGAGCTTGAGGATATTGTCCCAGAAAGGGAACTTGCTCGGATCGAGGGACCGAAGACGGGTCTTGCTCCTACCGGCTTGGGCGTGAACATCCCCGGAAGCGTCCGAAGAAAGAGAAACCACGCCATCAGGAACGGCGGCGACCCACTTGTCCATACGCCAGGCTTCTACCGTGAAAGCCTGGCCGTCTTCTCCGTCGACCGTAGCGACAAGAGGCGAACGCGCGAAAATACGCCCGTCGCAAGAGAGGACCTCTGCCTTGCCCTCTTGGATACGGAAGAGGTAATGCGAGGTGAGATCAGTTCCACCTGCCGCAGCAGCGATAGAAGCGACAGAGAGAGCAACTTCCAAATCCGACTTGGCGACTTCGATCTTCATCTGGTTTTCTCCAGGTAAGGGGCGATGGCTTCTTGAGCAGCTTTCACTTCCTGCTCGAGTTTCTCAACCGAAGATTGATAAGCACTCTCGAGCTTCTCAATCGTCTCTTCGAGGGAATCCGGGTCAAGATTCTTAGATAGAATCTCTGCCCGAAGATCTTCCAGGGCTTTGGCGGCGGCTTCTTTCCGACCTTGAATTTTCTGAGCCTGGGAAGAGAGCCGGTCTCTTTCGGCAAGGGCTTGGTTTAGCCTCTCATCTAAGTCTTGTGCCATAGAAGATCCTTTTCAGAGGTTTACCGCTTTTCGATTCGGCGTTATTCGCCGACGCCCATATCTACAAACCCGCCGGTTCTTGGAACTTCTGCGAAGTCTTCCGGCTTGGGCTTAGGTCCTCTTGGGCCCCTGGAGTTTGCTTCTCTTTGGGCTTGACGAGCTTCGCAAACGGAAAGGAAATCACAATACTCGCAAGTCTTAGGTGATGGCGTTGGGGCAAACTTCTTTTTCCGCATACCGTCGCGGGCTTCTTCGGCTCTTCGGGCAACTCCCCGAAGATCCTCATCCGTAAAAGGGATCCAATCAACTCCTTGTTCGATCTCAATAGAGTCTGACTCAGAATTGAGTTTCTCCATCCCGTAAGGAAACCTGTACCATACAAACCCAAGGCGATCCGGGGATTGGCGGTAAGCAAGTTTGAAGACCATCGCATACCAACGCAACTGGTCGGGGTCTACGCCCCCCATCTTATGCTTGGAGTTTTTACCATCCAAAATGGTAATCCCTGTATCTTCTCTTCGGATAATGAAATCTGCAATTCCCCCAACGGAGAGCCACTTATTGATCCACCCGATAAGACGAACTTCGGACTTCGCGTAAGTCCCAAGAAGCTTGTGGGCTTTCATGGTCTTTAGGTAACCGTGAACCCCGTCCCGGCACACTTGTACCATTTCTTCTTCAGACATCCCCGCTTCCCTGAAATCAATCCAGTTGCGAGGTTTCTGGGAATGAAGGATCCATTGTTTCTCTACTTCTTGTTGTAGTGTTTGGGGTAGATTCTTTGGATCCCGATAAAGCTCTTCGTTGTACATTTTCTCAAGAGTGGCTTGGATCACGGTCCCCATAAGTGCGTGATGTGCGGATTTCTTTACAGGAACAGTCTTTGATTTCCCTGGTCCGTTACCGAGGTCAATATCCCCCCAGCCGTAAGACCAAAGAAACTTCTGAGGGCAATCCTCATAGGTTGAAAGGGCTGACCAGTACAGGGTGCTGTTTTCGTTCATGCATGAGAATACCCGCCCTCAACTAAACTTGCTCCAAGTAAGCGAGTGCTCTCTCCCGAACATCATCCGGAACTCCGGAAACCGAACCCAGGGCGTCTTGTAAAGTCACCCCTTCTGCTTTTGGTTGCAACCCCTCACGGATTTTGTTTACAAAGGCATCCATCTCTACTTGTCTGCGAACTTGCCGGTTTCGGGCGTCTACGTCAAAGGCTTCTTCCGGGGGCTTGACCCGAAGCCTTCGTACATCTACGGAGACTCCTGATTTGGTGCATTCCAAAACGGCGCAAGCGGGTCTTCTTTGAACTTCATCCTGAGAAAGGGACCCGCGGGTCAAAGCTCCGATGTTGATGAAAGTCTTTCCCCCAAGGATCTCAACCCCTTGGTCCATATGCCAGTGCCCAAAGCAGAACACGTCGGGGGCGGTTTCCAGAAGATCCCCGTAACGGAAGATATCTTCGCCCTCAAACATGCTCCCGCCTCCAAGGGAAGCCAGGACATGGGCGACACAGATCAGGACGTCTTCGTCCCCGCGCTTGATGCTCCGGAACTTATCCGGGTCATATTTGTTCCCGGGATAAGGAACCCCTACAACTCGAACCCGCACCCCATTTTCTTCAAAGAGGGCTTCATGCTCGTTGTAAAGCCTCTTGAACACCCCTGCGGCGTAAAGAACACCAAGAGGTTGCTGGGGCAAGAAAGCATAATCCCCATAAACGCAATCGTGGTTTCCAGGGGTGCAGTAAACCGGGCAAGGATAATCCGAATGGTGCTCGGCGGTTCTACGGACAATCTCGTGGGAGTTTCTTCCCGGTGCTTTGATATGGAAGAAATCACCTCCGTCCAAGATCGCGGCGGCTTTTACTTCTCTGGCGATTTCCCGGACTTGGGAAAGTTTATCGAAAACAGTCTCAGCCCAGTCATCTTTCCTGGAACTCGGCCCTTTATCCGCCATATGTACGTCGGTTCGCCATACAAGCCGAATCATGAATGTCCCCCCGCACCATTCTGGTGTACGGTCTTGCAAGTCGGACAATAACCCCTCTCTCCGAGAAGAGATTGAATCAGTATTTCGTTACGCTTATACCTTTGGGTTACGTTTTCTTCTTCCTCGTTGAGATCAACGATATTCTTCTCTAAGAGGTCTTTCCTTGACTTGAAGCTTCTAACAACGGTGAGGACCTTTGGGATCTTCTCGGCTTTGGCCGAGTCCGAGAACTGAGACTCTTGAAAATCTCCCAACCCGGATAAGTCCCCCTGGAGCTTCTTCATCTTCTGAAGTAGGTTTCGGGCTTCCAAGAGTTGGGATCTTAGAGAAGAGGCTTCGGAAGACCCCCACCGAGGAGGACTAAACCCCTCAAACCCGGCGCAAGAATCTTGCAAGTTTCTCATTCTCTCATGAAGAGATCTCAAACTTGAGATGTCCGCGCTGAACTTTCTGATGCCGGGGCTTTCTGGGGGAATCTCTAAGGAGAAATCTTTAACCCCGCCCCAAATCTCCTTGCAAGAGGAGAGCCTGGTTTGCAGTATCTTTGCTTCTTGGAGGGAGTCTCGGGCTTTGAGAACTTCCGACTTCTGGGAAGAAGCCTTTTCGACGAGAGACTTAGACCTATCCAAGCCTTTGAATCTTGCGACTTGATCCTGAAAGGATTTCAGGTCTTCCCGGCGGACCTTGAGTTCAGACGTAGAAGACCTCTTGTCTTTTTCAGATAAGCGAAGAGCGTCTGTTAAACGGCCAACCCTCTCTACGTCAGAAAGGGCTTCCGCTACAACGGCTCCAGTCTTGTTTACGAGAAATAGGGTTCCGTCAAACTGGTCCGCCACTTGGGGCCATACCGGAGTGTTTCCCGCAAGAATGCTCTTGACTCCAAGTGCCTCAACTTCGGGGGGGACCCCCCTACCTACGCTTGAGATCTGATAACCATTGATGGTATACCGATTGATAGCGGCACCCTTCTTGTCAGGCTTCTCCCAACCCTTTTCCCAAAGTACGGTTGTGCCGTCATCGAATTCTAACTCTACGGATAAGTAGTTGGCCCCTTGACGCAAGTAAGATCCGGGGGCTGCGTTGGTAAACAACCCCCGGATCGCCCGCATGAGGGCCGTCTTGCCCGAATTGTTTGGACCACAGATCACAACAAAGCCGTCGATAATGATTTCGGCGTCTTCGATAGACTGAAAGTTCTTTACCCGAACTCGGACAGGCACGATTTACTCCCCTTAGACAGATTACCTTCGGAGAGGTCAATCCACTTCTTCGGAGAGATCCTTATCCTCTTCTTCTTCCTCCCCCATGGAAACGCCAGCGGCCTTCATCTTGGCCTCGAAGGGATCCACGACCCCCTCTTCATCGGTTTCGTCTACAAACTTCGCCGCCGCGCCTTGTCCGAGAAGCGGCTTCACGCGAGAACGTAGAGCCTCATAAGCGTCGGGGTTTGAGAGGAGATAATCTCGAAGTTTCCCCGAGCCTTGCAACTTGAGAGGACCCTTCGGAGCATCATTCCAAGTGATCCAACCTGCCCCAGCTTTCTTGATAAGTCCGTGGGCGATCGCGATCTCCATCATGGAACGGACGTTGTCAATCCCCTCACCCCAACGGATATAGAAGATTTCCTCATGCCCTTGAGAACGAGACATCTTGCACTTGATCGCGGTCACTTTGATGATGCCGCCGATCACGCGCTCTTCCACTTTGTGGGTCAAATCGTTGAGCTCGTTCTGCTTCTCGTTCTGAACTCGGCGAAGCTCCAAGCGAACAGAAGAATAGAACTTCCAAGCGTTGCCGCCTTGGGGCTGCGTCGTAGGTCCGTTGCCCATACCCCCGATCTTTGCCCGGATCTGAGAAATACCGATAACGGCGGTCCCAGTGCGAGCGATAACACGCTTCAAGTTTGGAAGTTCTTGCGACCAAACCGACTGAAGTTCTCCGATCTTTCCTTGTTCCGCAACGTCAAGGGCGTCCCTCTCCGCGAGACGGCGGGGGATCGCGGCACCAACCGAGTCGAACACGATGAGATCTACTCCAGCAGCGGCGTAAGTAGCCGCATACTTGATCCCGTCTTCCAGGGTTTCCGGCTGAAGAAGCTCAAACTTGTTGGGGTCCGTAATAGGGACCCCAAGAGCAGCCGCGTAGTCCGGAACGATATCGTTTTCCCAGTCTACATAAAGGCAAGTTCCGCCGGCAGCGATGACCGAAGCGCAAGCCTGAAGAGCCAGAGTTGTTTTGCCGGCAGACTCATGGCCCCAAATCTGGGAAACACGACCGCGAGGAAATCCAGGGCAAGGGGGAACACCAAACTTATTCGGGGACCCTCCAATGAGGTAATCCACCACGTCACAACCCGAAGAAATATGCGGCAGGCTTTCTGCCAAAGAGTCTGCATCCAAAGAAACTCGGATATCGGTGAACTCCTTACCCTGCTTCTTGATAAGGTATTCCCGGGCTTGTGCGAGAGGGCTCAGCCCTCCCCCAAGGGCGGCAGAACCCGATTTGGTTTTTGCGGCAGGGGGCATCACTTCTCCTTGTTAGACCAAAGAAAGAACCTGTCTTCTTCGCGGAAGACCATGCCGGTCTTTACGGTTTTCCCGGCTTTCGCGCCTTTCGTGAAAGTGTGGACCTTCGCGAAATAATTCTTCTCAACGGGCGATAAGCCCGCTTCTAATATCTCCCCCGAATAGAACCCCCAGAACCGGGAGGAAAGAACCCCTACAAGGTAAGCATCCGCCTCGTTGTGGTTCCATTTTGAAATCCCTGTGTCGGTTTTAGCGGCTTCTACCATGTCGGGCTTGTCCATCTTCCACCCTTTCGGGCGTGGGATCGTTTCTCTTGCCCGAGCTTTCACTTGTAGGGGGGTCCAGAAAACGGCATCCATCCCTTCAAGTTTCAAAGCCTCACAGGAATAGAGGAAAAGACCGTACATACCCTCCGAAAACAAATCATTGAAGATCGGGAACTCAATCCCGACACGGTCAGGCTTCAATTTCTGAACGAGGCTTCTCAAACTTTCTCTTTGGGAGATATATCGGTCTACAAACTCCATGTCAGAAGGGGTAGAGAAGCGCCCCCGTGCGGGACACCTTGCGGGGTCTCCGACGGGGGCGCTTGTATCATGGAGTGCCCAACCAAAGTTTGTCAAGCTGGGGTCAAGTCCGAGCACTCTCAAGGGAACTCTCAGTCGTCGAGAACGTTTCCGAGGATGTCATCCACGTTCTTGGCCGAGTGGCTTCCCCCGGAAGAACCCGTCGGGGTTTCCACGGACTCACCGAGGGCTTCCTTGATCTGGTCGATCGTGAGATCGCGGGCCATCTCGCGGTGGATGTTCTCCGAGAGGGCGCGAACTTCGGCGAAGATCTTATCGACCACCGCTTTGTGTTCGGGCTTACCCGACTCCATCAACTTCGCAAGGAGGCTCTCACCCTCGGGGGTGAAAGTAACCTTCTGGTACTGGGACCCACCAATCGGGCACTCCAAAGCCATGTCATGCTTCGTGAGGGGGAACCGCTTGTGGGACTTAGTGATGGTGTTGTACTTGTCCGTGGAGAAAATCCAAGGCTGTACAGTCCAACCCTTCCCCGCCTTGTAAGAAGCGGCGTCGAGGTCCCCGTCCTTGGAAGTCGGCCAAACAACGAGGATCGTGGCGACATACTGACGAGGCTGGCCAAACTGGGCGTAAGCCGGACCCTTGTAGAGGAAGTAACCGACCCCCTGCTTGTAAAGGCGCTCACAACCCGTGAACCGAATGCGGGCCTCCGTGTGAATCTTCCCGTCCGGGGTGATTGCGGCGCGGTCATCCCAGCCGACGACGTCCCCTTTGTCGTTCTTCTTCGGAAGCGAAACCCAAGCGAAAGAAACACGATAAGAACGCCCGTCTTCGACGGTGAACTTCTTGGTCTTCTTTCCGATCTTGTCGTCGTTCTCACCGATGGTGAAGTCGAGGAATCCGTCTGACATGCTGTACTCCCAGAAACGGCGCGAGTGGTTGATTAGTTAGCGCCGAGATCAGATTACCTTTCCAGAAAATCGAACCCCTCTAAATCTTGAAATCGTCGCCCAAAATGGCGTCGATATCAACTTTGACCTTTTTCGGAGGTTCGGTATCCAAAACCTGGAGAAACGCATCAAGCTCTTCCTGGGAAGAACCGTTTGGCGGAAGGATCTCTGAAAGATCTTTCTTGGGCTCTTCCGCTTGGACCTCAGGTTCTTCTACCACGAGGTCTTCCCCCCCTACCGTAATCCCCGAGAAAATATTCTGGAGATCCCTCAGGGTTCGAGTATCCACTTTCGGTGTTTTGTTTAGGTCCGGGGCAGAAGTACCCGGAGGGGGCTTAGAACCCCATTTGCCACCAAGGGCGATTTCTTCCCTACAAAGATTGATCTGGTCTTTGATGCGGGACTGAATGTCTTTCAGGTCCGCCCGCTTAGATTTGATCACCGTCATCATGGCGTCAAGGTCTTCTAAGACCGAAACCATCTGAGAAACCCTTTCGACGTCTTGCCGCAACTTGACCGAAGCAAGAGCATCCTGGGTCGCGAGGTTTCTACCCGCTCGAACTTCCGGGTCGTTCGCCATCAAATGCTTCTTGGACATCTCAAGGGCGGCGTTTGCTGCTCTATGCGCGGACTTGTATTTTTGGATGTACCCGGAAACTTGAAGGTACAGGGACTCCATATCCGAAAGCATTCTACGAACTTCGGCGACTTTGAAGTTAAGCCGGCGTGGGCCAAACTCCAAAGGATTCTCATCAAGTTCGATTTCCATAGCCCCGAGGGCTTGAAAGATGTAGTCGACGACTTTTTGGTCGACTACCGGGAGGTCTGCGCCCATATTGGAACCCTCAAAGGATAGTGTAAACTTTCTTGAAGATCTCTCGAGTCTGGATGATGTCCTGACGGAGATGTTCCCCTACGCCTGCGACGTCCCGCCGCAAATAAGCGTCTGCGACTTCTGGACCCATAACCCCCGTTTGCCTTTGGATACCGAGGACCTGGCAAACAGTGTCCATCTTTCCAACCCCCTTCAGCCCCCACTCATAAGCAGACTTGTCCGCCCCGGTGCGGGGAAAGACTTTCATCAAGTCAATAACCTTTTGGTCCCATGGCTTGTCAGAAACTTTCCCAAAGCACTTAGCGAGGGCGGGCATGTTATGATGAAGCGCCCGGACTTGCAAGAAAGGGATATCAAACCCGGCTACGTTGTAGCCCACAAGCCAAGGAGTAGAGTAACTCTTCAGATAAGAAGTTAGACTTTGAAGAACTTCTTTCTCTGCAGCCGGAGAACCGTCCCCGGAGAAGATAATGGGTTCTTCGTTCCTAAAAGCGACCCCAGCCATCCAAACCCGGCCCATAGAAGGAAGCATGGCGGTGTTTTTCTGAATCGTACGAAACCTCTCTGCGAAATCCTCGGTAGATTCTCCGGGGTTCTGGGTGATTCCCTCGGAGAGGTTCTTCCAAATGGGATTGTCGTCTTCTGCGGGGAGAGTCTCGATATCCAAGAAGATAAAGTTGCTTGAAGAAGTATGCATAGGGATTATCTCCAAAGAAACATTACGGTTCTTTGGTCTTCAAGGCCCCTAAGTCTTCCCGGCAAGAGACTTGATACGCAGACTCAAGAAAGAATTTCTTGAGCCTGCGTGGTTGTTCTCTACTGCTTTTTCGATCGCTCCAGTTACCCCGACAAGGAACACTTTCTTCTTGGCTCTCGTGATCGCTGTATAGAAAAGGTTTCTTTGGAGTTGGCGGCCGAAAGAGTTTAGGACGGGAAGAATGATGACATCGTATTCTTGACCCTGAGACTTGTGTACGGTTTGCGCGTAAGCGAGCCTGAGAATCTTGGAGACTTCTTTGAAGGGGTATCGAACCAACCGGGGAGGAGAGTCAGAGCCTTCGAATATCTTGATTTCGATTTCTTTGGCTTTGTTGTCAATACGGGAGATCTTCCCGACGTCCCCGTTGTACACCCCCATACCATAATCATTCTTCACGATCATGATACGGTCCCCTTCGCGAATGACCGTATTTCCCATCCTGTATTCTGTAACTCCGGACAGGGCCGGATTTAGTGCGATCCTAAGCCTCTGGTTTAGCGAAGTAACCCCCGACTCACCGGCGTGCCTGGGAGAAAGAACTTGAAAGATAGACTTCTTCTCGTAGAGTTTCTCGGCAACGCGGGTAATCACCTCGGCGGCTTCTTCTTCGGTATCTGCCCCCAATAAGATGAAATCTTTCCCGTCAATCTTGGGCGTTCTTCCAAGATGCACGTCATGCGCGGCCAGAACAATCCCCGAAGTTTCCTCTTGGCGGAAAATCTGGTCCAAATGGCTATGCGGGAAAATTCCTGCTTGAACCAGGTCCCGAAGAACATCCCCAGAACCGACCGAGGGAAGCTGATAAGGATCCCCTACAAAAACAATCCTACAAGTCTCAGAAGTAGAATTGAGGATCCGATAAAGCATATGAAGGTCAAGCATCGAAGACTCGTCTACGATGATGACTTCTGCCGGGTGAGGTCTTCCGGGGCCGTAAGACCAATCTGACCCGTGGTCTGCTTCTGACCGAGAAGATTTCTTGTTCGGGTCCTTGACGACTCCAAGGTAAGAAGATTCTTCTGCTTCCCCTGAAGAACCCTTCGCTCCAAAAGCCCGGTGAACCGTGTGGGATTCTTTCCCCGTCACAACAGACATCCTCTTTGCGGCGATCCCTGTTGGAGCCGTCAAGAGGATATTCAGACCCATGTCTTGAAGAACTGATACGACTGACATTAGCGTCGTCGTCTTTCCGGTTCCAGGAAGACCCGTCAAAAGGGATACCGGCGAGATAAGGGCTTGAACTGCTGCGGCTTGTTGTTGTTGGGTTAGGGAAATCTTCTTTCCCCGCGCCCACACTTGAAGGGCTTCTTGCGCTAACTCTTCTAAGGTGGCCCCCTTGTCAGATAATTCTCCAACGGAGGATCCAACTTTGGAGAGAGACTTCCTAAGTAGAACTTCGTCTACTTTCTGGGTAGATCTCTTGTAAAGAATCTCTGCGCATTGCTTTTCGGCTTCAAAGTGCCACTTGTCATACACCGCCACGGTTCCGGGGCAGGCTTCTCGGTCTACTATGAAAATTCCCTTTTTGCGAAGGTCTGCGATGGCTTGCGCGACCGCTTGGGAAGAAGGTTCCGGGTTTGGGATCAAAGAAGAAACCCCAGAAACAATCTGAGAAGTCGTCGTAAAGACGTGCCCCTCAAACAGATTCTCTTGGGTCACAGAAAGCACTGCACCCCGAACTCTTCCAGGATTATCTAAAGAAACACCAAGTTTTCTCGCGACCTCGTCCGCTTCTCGGAAAGAAATCCCGGGAACTTGTACGAGAACCCAAGGGTCCTCAGTAACGAGGTTCTGAAAGTCTTCCCCCAGGAGGGTCCAAACCCGCCCGATCACATTTTGGGGGATACCTGCTTCCGCCATAAAGTCGGCGGCATCCATGAGTGCCCTCAAAGACCTCCACTTCAGAAGAATATCTTCCAAAGCCGTAGCGTCTACTGCGAGGCCTTCAAAGGTTCCTTTATCCAGGGCCCCCTGAAGAGGGACCCCTCGAGAAACCCCCCAGATCTTTAGAGAAGATCTAACCGTAGGGCCGACTCCGTAAGACCCCAAAGCCGCAAGAACTTTGTCGTCAGTCCAAGTTGTAATCGAAACAGGAGATCTAACAACAGAAAGTTGCTTCCCAAATTTTGGATCTTCTTTCCAAGCACCCTCGAACGAGATCCAAGTCCCGACTTGAACATCCTGCGCCGGAAAGTTTCCTTTGACAGAAACCGGAAAGTTTGTCAGGGCGTCGTCAAGCAACACCTTAAGAATCTTGAAATCACCGTTTTCATAAACGACGCTGGATACAGTCCCAGAGAACGCCGGATTCGTCATTTGTTGATCTCTTTCTTCAAAGAAGACAGAAGACGGGAGATACTCTCCAACTCCCCGAATAAATCTTCTAAGGGCTCTTTTTGGGGCGGCGGGCTCTGAAGCAAGACGATTCTTCCATAATGGGAGTTCAAAAACCCTAAACCCAAAGGGAGACCCCCGAGAGAGAAGTTACCTTTATGGTCTTTCGACAAAACTCCTTCTCCGGCGAACGAGTACAAGAATTCCGGGTTCTCTATGTGGATCTGGCAAGACCCAGGCTGGAAGCAACATCCAAAGCCGGGTTCTTTCTTTGGAGGGTTAGAAGGGGTGTGGCATATAGAAACGCTCACCCGCTTTCCAAGAATATCCGTTAGGGGATCATCAAGGAAAACAACCCCCGGTTCTTTAGGGATTTGAACTCCCAGACCTCGGGAGGGATCCTCAATAAACAGGCCCTCATAGATTTCGACGGGGGATGAAAACATAAGCCAGATTACCGTTTGATCTACCCCCCTTCGGGGTAGATCCTCAGTCTTGGATGCCGCTTCGGTTTCTTGGGTCAAACATGCTTGCCATGGCGCTTCCAAGAATCCCCGTCATTACAAGTAGGATGTCCTTTACCATCGTGAGTCCTTCCGGGCTTCCCCCCGTAGCCCATTGGGCTACGATAAGAGCCCCCATCAGAACAGCCAGCAAAAACGTCCCGATAAAAACTTGTCGAAGAAGATTCATCTGCCCCGACAATCTTTGCTGCTGAAGGAGTCTTTCTTCAGCTCCTTGCCGGGCTTTGTCCGCTTGGACTTTTAGGTTCTCGGCTTCTACACGTGCCTTCTCGGTCTCTTGCATAGCCCGGTCAGCCTCATCCAAAGCGGACTGAGTTTCCCTTTGGGCGGCAAGAAGAGCCCCGACTTCCCTGGCCCTTTCTTCTTCTCGAGCACGTGCTTCAGAGACGTTAGAAGTTCGGTCATAGAAAACAACAAGAATATACTTCTCGTCTTCGTCTTGGATGTCCGTTAGGTTTGCGGCCAGAGGGATCTTGACCCCGTCAAAGCGAACACCTTCGGAGTTCTGCCACCTGTCCTTTGATCCGGTTTCTATTTCTGGTGCAAGAGTTCTTAGGGGCGAACCAACCATCGGACTAACTTTTGGAAACCCAAACAACCCCGCACAAGGAAGATTCGCATCCAGGACTTGGGCGTCTTCATCAAAGGAACAAACAGCCACCGGGATCTGCAATCTGGAAATCGTAAACCTGATCGAAGAAAGAGCGTCCATACCAGAAGTCCTCGCTTTCGAAAAGGGGGTCCGAGAGCCTTGAGAACTTGATCCGTTAGTCCGGATCCAAGATAAAATTCCAGCTCTTTCTTGTGAGTGCGCCAGATTTAGACTTGCGGATATCGGCTTCGGAAGACTTAACAAGAATCTTCAAGAAGTCCTCGTCGGCGTTTAGTTCGGCAAGGGCTTCTTGGACTTCATCCGACATCAAATCCCGATGCGCGAGAATCCTGCAAATAGATACGATCCCCCGAACCAACCCTATTGTGACTTCCCCGGAATAGTCGTTTTCTTTTGTGGTTTCCGACATAACAGAGTCCTCTCTAAGAAGGAGCCCCTTTTGGAGGCCCCTGTCTTGTAGGAAAGATTACTTTGCCGGAAGTGCAAGAATCTTCGGGTAAACAGAAACTTCTTTGGCCGAAATGATTCGGCCAGCTTCTGAAGCATTCACCCCAAGGGCCGTAGCGAGAGCCCCGGAGGTTCTTGGGCCGATCACACCGTCGATCTTTCCGATATCAAATCCGGCCCGCTGAAGTAGTGCTTGAACAGTGTGCGCGAAAGTTTGGCAGTCTCCGCTGTGCCCTACCAGGATTGCCCCGCACTTGGCGGTTTCCTCATAACCAAGGCGCTTATGTACCCCAGAAAGTTCACCGTAGAAATCAAAGTGCCAAGATTCGCTTGCACTTTCGTCCGGGCTGCGGATCACGGGGGACCAACCGCAAGAAGTTGCGATGTCCCAGAACTTGTCAAGCTGCTTGTCCGAAGAAACACCGGGAAACTTCAAAGCCCCAACGTGAATATCGATCGCACGGCCGGCGTTATGGAAAGACCTTCCAGGAAGAGCCACGAAAGCGGCTTTCATGGTCTTGGAGCTAAAGACCGGAGAAGAAGGAGAAGGCTTTCCGGCTCGAACCCAAGTGTCATATTTCTCGCGGGCTTTTTGTTGGACTTTGACGTCCCTGTGAAGCTCAGTCACCCTGAAATCTCCACCCGCCGCTTGGACTGCTTTGTGGAGATTCAAAAGGGCTTGGGCGGCTTCCGGAACAGCGATGCCCGCTTTGCCAAGTCGAGTCAAAGGAATCAACTCCGAACGAGGACCTCCGGTTCTACCGGAACGGTCATAAGACGAAGCGATAACAGGATCGACTGCAACCAAAGAAATAACGGACACCGCTGACCTCCGGAGTGAGGGTTACCCTTTGAGCATACCGAGGATCGTGGATCTTTCCTTCGAGCCTTTCGGAAGACTCGAAGCGAGCCGAACAAGAACTGCCCGGTTCTCGGAAGCAAACCGAGCCCAAGAAGGAACTTTCTTCATGCTCCGCTCAAGCCTGGCGTTTTCTTCTTGCTGGACGGCCCTCCAACGAGGGTCATCCTTGGGGATCTCTTTCCAAGTCTTTGGTTGAGACTGAGTCGGAGACTCAAACCCGCCGCCGCCGTAAGTCTTGGGGCGACGGCTGATTTCTTGACGCATTACTTGAAGGATGTCCCTGCTCTTGACGAGTTCTTTGACGGCTTCGTCGGACTTAATCGCCGAGAACATCGCCGGAAGAACAGCGTCTCGGAAAACCTTGGACATCACGACGTCCATGGACTTCCCGGTGTATTCTTGACCGGTCCTGGAAGCAACAAGCTTCGCGAGCTCTCTGCCTTGGACGCCGATCTTCAAACCGCCGCCATCCGAAGGGGAAGAAGGAGTCATCGTCAAGATCGAAGGATTGTCCCTGACGATCTCCCAAACCATTTTCTGGTTCGGGGTTCTCAGACGAGAAAGAACCTGCTCACTAATGATGTCCAAAGTTGCATCGTAGCGAAGAACCGCTGAAGCCAGGTCTTCTGAGAAAACAGATTCATCCTGGGTCAGCATCTCAAGGATAGCTGCCGGGGAGTCCACCAAACCGACTTCCGACCCGAAAGCCGGCTGGTCCAAAGAAACCGCTCCGATTTCTTCTTTTGAGGTTCCTCTGACGAGGTCTTTGGTCCGGTTTGCGACTTCTTTCTTGGCGACGGACTTCACGCCCTCCAAGGTGATCCCCGGAGTGGCTTTCTGGCCGAGCCAGTACATCATCCCCTTGCCCTGGCCATACTTCATCCAATTGCCCGTAACAGGAGAAATCCCGAAAGCAAGGGAGTTCACAACTGCATGGGCCGAAATCCCCCGGATAGACCCCGAAGGGCGCATCTGGTTGCTTGCGGCGTAAAGAAGACCGTTCCAAATCTGTTGGTCGTTCGCGGAAACAAACTTCAAAGCCTCTGCGGGAGACATCTGAAGATCCGTAACAAGCTTGCGGGCGATCGGGTTGGTCTCGTAGTCCCCGCTGGTGATCGCTTTGCGGGCTTCTCCAAGATGCAGCGCCGGCTTCCTTGTTAGGGTGTTGGGTTCATACCCCATAGCACCCTCAATATAAGAAAGTCTAAGAAACTGATCTTCTTGGGCTTGGGCCATCTTCGCCCAAGCCGTGAGTACCCGGAAAAGTGGGTTTGACTCAGATACGGAAGAAGCCAACCTGATCAGGCCGGCGTTGGACTTTCTTGCGGCGACAAGGCTTCGCATAAGATCTCCCTCGGGATAGAACTTACACGAGGATGGAAGATAACCGAAGTATTGGAAGAGAGTGAGGTCCAACAGGTTTCCCTCCGAGAACTTTCGCCGTAATGGTCAGGGGCCAAGGCGAAGGAAGAGAAAACTTCCTTGGAAAACTGGAACCTCCTCGGAGAGGCCTCAAAACCTCTCAGAAACATTCAAAATACAGTGAAAAACGCATCGTTTTGACTCGTCTTCGCAAGAGACGGGTTACCCTACGTTAGTCCTTGGCTTGACTCCGCTCTTTAGAGCTTCGTCCCCCGCCTTTGGACTTCAACAAACCATTCTCGCCGAACTCTCTTGAGAGTCAGGCAAACGAGAGCAAAAATGCGCCGTCAGCTTTCTCAGCACGAGTCCGAGCAGATCGCTTCTTCTCTCAGCGTGGACCCCAACGAAAACGGGGTCGGGGCGCTTCAAGAAGCTCTCACCAAGATCTCCGAGATCTACCCGGTCTTCACGATCCGGGATTTCACTTCTGTTTGGAATCTCCGTCACCCCGACTTCAAGATGGACAAGAATCTCCAAAAGAGCTTCGGGTCCATGCTGCGCTTGGAAGGAAACCGAAAAGGTTTCTGGGTTCTGTCTTCTTCTACTGGGGATATCCTCCCTGCCAAGAAAGAAGAAGTTTCCTCCCCCAAGGAGAACCTCACCCTGCCTTGGATGCAGAAAGCCATCAAAGAAGGGATGCACCTGAAGATCTCCGCTAACATCAAAACAAAGTTCCCCCAGGAAACTTTTGAGGACATCACCTCGGAAGTGTGTCAGTTGATGCTCATCTGGGGGAAAGAAGCTCGGTGTGACGCTTACTTGAAAGCCGGTAAGCCCCCAACGGTTGCGATCCTCTCGGTTTGGGCTGAGCAGAAAATCCGTCAGCGTACTTACAAAGACGCCATGGATGCCCTCAACCGAGAATTCAAAGGCCTCCGGACCCAAACCGAGATCCGTAAGCGGAGGGAGAAGAACCTCGAAGATCTCATCCTCGAACAGGGGACAAAGATCGACCCGAACCTTCCGAAAACGATCTGGGTCATCCAAGAAGACGAAACCGCCGAAGCGGTCATTGTTGCCCCCGAGCCCGAAGAAGAGGAATCCCCTCAAGAAGAGAAATTCCAGATGATCCGGAACTTTATCCGGGTTCGCCGTAAGAAGTCCTCGGATCGCTTCGTTAGGATCTACGACCATATCAAGTCCGGGACTCCCCGGAAAGAAGTCGCCCTTCTGGAAGGTTGCTCCGAACTCACGGTTTCTCAACTCACCCAGAAAGTTCGGGAAGACCTTCGGGAAGCCCCGAAACTTCTTCAGATCGCTATCCGGCTCCTCAAGAAAATTTCTGAAGAGCCCTACTCGACTTTTGAGGAGATTCAAGAAGAAAATACTTCTCTTGAGTCCGAGAAGATCGAAGAAGCCCTTCAGGTTCTCATGCTCGGAAACCTGATCTCCGAAACCCGAGGCCGGTCTTTCTTTCCGACCGAAGCCGGGATCTCTTTCGGGGAACAGCTCTAACATCCCCCCAAGGGGAGAAAGATCAAAAAGCTTTCTCCCCCTACCGGGATATTCGCCCGAAGGGTATAGCGGGATCGGGTCTCATTCGGGTTTCCCTCCCCCAAAAGGGAAAGAACCCCGAATGAGCGTCCTGGGTCAGAGGGAGGGAACCGGAACCCCCAGTTCTGGAACCTGTACTCTCGGGATGTCAGGATCGGGGTGACCCGAGTGGCAAGGAACTCCACCGCCCAAACTCTTCTCTCTTCCACAAGGGAGGAGAAGAGAAAACGGGAACTTCTAAGGTGTGGCTCTCAAAGATTCTCTATCAAGCCCTCTTTCGGGACGAGATTTCTTGAGACCTCAGGTTTCAGCTCAAGGGGGTTCTTCTTGTCCCCCTCTCCTCTTCTGGGAAGAACAGAAAAGGACTTAGGAGTCAGAAACCCCAACCTCTCGATTCCTTCCCTCTGGGGAAACTTTCTCTGAACTTCGAGACTCTCTTCTAAAGAGAGTTCCTCTAAAGAATAGAGAATAGGTTTTAGGGAAGAAGAAAATCGAGTATCACAAGGTTGACCGAGAATTCAAAACCAACAAGAAGTTTAGCTGTCACCGGAATCCTAAAAACCTTCAATCGAAAAACAGGAAAAATCGAAACCCTGATCTTCAAAACCTCAATCCCTAAAACCTCAATCCCTAAAATCTCGAGCCCTAAAACCTCAAACTCCAAAATCAGAAACCCAAGAAAGAAAACCCTCACAGAGATGAACCTGAAAGAGATTAGATAAAGAAGATATTCAGAACGCGGAAGCCTTGACCCCTAAAATCAAACTTCCTGAGGTCCTCCGAGAAGGAGAACCAAGGATAAGTGCAGGATAAAAATAGATCCGGGTTATCCGGTTATCAAAACGGCTTCTTGTTTTCTTCTAAGAGAACTAAGGAGGCTTGATGTCAAGGTTTGATTTCCGGGGAGGAATCTCACCGATCAAAACCGCCGAAGAACTTTCGGTGATTATCCCCCTTGTGGTTTTGTTTATAATCGGGGGTTCGGCTCAAGCGAGGTTCCCGAATTCAGATAGATCCTCACCTTCACCTTGGGTGGCGGTGGTGATCGTTCGGGTGGGGGAGAACCCTCCCCCAAGAGGATTTCCCCTTTACATCCATTGGACTCAATGGGAGAGGCTTGTAGTTCCTCTACTCAAAGAAGCTCAAACTTCTACTTGGAGAGGTTCTCTCCCTACTTTCGGGGAGATTCTCTATCTCCTGAACAATATAGTCGGGCCTTGCGGGGAGATCATTCTCCCGAAGGGGGAACCTTTTGGTTCTTCTCCGGGGTCCCATGAAAGTATCGGGAGGCTTTATGGTTGTGACCCTTCGGACTTGGATCGGGTTGGGGGAAAAACCTTAGAGTATCTCCATAACCTTCGGGAAAGAACTCTCTCCAGAGCCAAAGAACTCGGCTATTAGTTCTTGTAGTTCTTGTAGTTCTTGTTGGAGAATCCCTCCCAGAAGAGGTATACTCTCTAAGTATCCCTGAGAGGTATTTCCCATGGCTTACTCCAAAGAAGAACTTGAGATGTTCGGGATTTCCCCTCCAACCAAAGATCTTCAAGAGAAGCCCCAAAAGAAGAAACCTTCCCCCAAAGTAGAAGAAGGACCTGAAGTTTGGTTTTCTTGCCGGGCGAAAGAAGGGTGCCCCGGGAAGCAAGCAAGGCTTCTCCTAAAAGTAAAGAATCCGGGGGGAGGAGCCCTTGTTAGATATCGGTGCCTTACTTGCTTGAGGATGTTTTCGATCGCGACCTGAAAGAACCGTAAGACCCCCTTATGAAGACTCCCCCTCTTTTTCATGGCCCGGAAGCCCGAGACCGAGCCGTCCAGAAAGTTCTTCTTGAAGGAAGACTTGTTTGCGACCCCGTAGGCGACAAAGGACTTCGGGTAGAAGATTCCCGAAGGGTCGTAGAGATCTCCCTGAATCCTGGGGTTGGGGACAAACCCCCATATGTTGTTATCGGACCCCTTGATGCCGCAACCCCGGAAGCTTCAGACGCTCTCTTAAAGACCTTAGAAGAAGTCGAGAACACCCCACTTCGGATTGTTTTGTGGGCGGATTATCTTGGAGAAGTAATCCCGACGATTAGATCCAGGACCCACGCGGTTTGGTGCCCCCCAGGCAAAACTTGGTTGGACCCCTTGGCTTGGAAAGAAGATCAAGCAAAAGCACTTCTGAAAGCCTGGCGGGGAGAAGACTGGGTCAAAGTGATTGGGATTCTCTCCGAAGAGGGGAAAGACTGGCAAGATTGTATCCGTGCCTTTTGCGGAATCCTTCCAGGGTTTCTCAAAGAGGGAGAAGAGGAGAAGCTCTTGGAGCTTTGGGGATCCCTTCGAGAAATCTTAGACGGTAAAGGATCTTATCTTGTTGCGGTGGATGCTATGCTCCCGCAAGACTTGGAGTAATCCTCTTGTCGAGAATGTCTTGGAGAAATCCTCCCCCCTGTGTCGTTATCGGGGGAGATGAAGACCTCCTAAGAAAGCGAGAGATCCACAAAGCCGTTCAGGTTACCATACAATCTGGACGCCCGGTGATTTGGGCGAGCAAAGACTCTGAAGTCGTAGATGCCCTGACATCGGCTTCTACTTTCGGGGATTCCGCGCTGATTGTCTGCCCCCTACAAGAAATCTCAAGGGAAACCCTCTTAGACGTGAAGCAGAATCAGCCTCCCTTGACGGGGTTGTTGTTGATACACGAGGAAGAGTTAGACGAGAAGAAGTTTCCCGCTTTGGAAGAAGTCCATGGGGGGTACAGGATCTCCCATGTAAAGCCGACTTCCAAAAAGGGCTTGAAGTCTCTTGCAGTAAGATTCTCCCGGAAAGAAGCGGAAGACCTGCTGGGGGACAAAGAGAGCCTCCCCGAGAAGCTCGCGGAAGCCCTTGTAGAAGCCGCAGGGGTAGATCTTGGAGTTCTTGCTTTTGAGGTTCAAAAAGCCGCAGCCCTTGCAAGGTTTGAGAACAAAAAGCACATAGAAGCAGATCATATCAAGAAACTCTTGCGTGCATCTTCTGAGATCGATTTGACTCCGCTTAGGGAAGCCCTGAAAATAAGGGACCCAAAGAAGATTCTTTCTTCTTTGGAGAAAATCCATCGGGCTTCGGGCGGAGATCCGGTCATGCTTCTTCTTAGAAGTAAAGGCGGGCCGGCGGATCTCGCGGTGACTTGGCTTAGGGCATCTATTTTCTTAAAGCGGGGAGGGAGTTCCGGGGACATCGCACAAAGATTGGGAGTACCGGATTGGTCGGTTCCGGATATTCTTGCGGCTTTGAAAAACTGGAAGACCCAAGAACTTCGGAGTCTTGTTGGAGAACTTGCTCTTGTAGACCGAGGAGTTCTCCTTGGGACCCCGAGCCCTTGGGTCGCTTTGCAGAGCAGATTGCTTCTTGCGGCCACCCAAAGAAGTTAGTGATCCAAAGGAAGCAGGTTCGAAAGAAACCCGCCATAGCTTCCATGGATCAATTTCACTTGATTGAACTTCTCACCCCCAAAAGCACCGCAGAAAGTCATGCGCTTTGTGGGGGAGACAAACACGGCCATTAGAAACCAAGGATATTCCCCGGCATCGATAACCTCCGGGGGGATTCCCAAGATTTGCTTTCGGGGTTCTCCCGCATAATCCCCGCTTGGAGTTTTCGGTACAGGAAGTCCCGGAAGAACTGCCAGATAAGCATAAGCCGTTGGGTCATCTTCCAGGATCTTCTTAGCAGATTCTGGGTTGTCCGGGGAGAACTCTTGGGGCAAAGTTGGGAGGCAAGGAACTTCCCCGTCTTTGCTAAAGACAAAAATAGAAGCAAAGATCGGCCGGACTTTGGCTTCCCTTTGTTCTACGAGATCTTCTACCAGAAACTTGCTCCAAGCCAGAGCGATATCGTCTGGGTCACTCAGATTTTCCAGGTTCGCTTTGGCCATTGTGCTTGCTCCAGAGTTTCTTCAGGATCACAGCCGCAGACTTTACAGAAGTAGAAGCCACCGAGGGGCTCATTTTCTGAATCATCGCAGAGACGGTTTTGGACGGGAAAGGAAACTTAGGGTTCTGTTCTGCAAGGATACAGATCCCAAAGATCTCGACCATCAGATTGTATTCCGAAGGAGTGAGGATCACGGTTTCTTCACCGGACAAAGAGTAAATCTTTCCCGTCTCGGTGTCGAAAATCGCTTTCTCTCCCTCGTAGCCTTCAGAAATAGCATTGACTGCCCCTTCTAAGGTTTTCTTGGGTCTCTTTTTCCCGCCGATGTAAGCAAACATGGTTCCCCCCTAAAGAAAAGGGCCTCGGCGGATTTCCGCCGAGGCCCCCAGACTTTACCCCGTTACCAGAGCAAAGCCTGTTGATCAGAACGCGCCGCCGCCGAAGCTGGCCTGGATCGGCGAACGAACCGTCATGAAGCGGCTGGTGGTGAAGGTCTGCTTGACGGCGAGAGGATCGCTGTCAAAGCACATGAACTGCACCTCAACCGTGCGGTTGTAGTACGCGGTGATCTCGGCCCACGCCTCGAACTGGCCGGTGCCCGTGCGGGACATCTTCTTCCAGGAGGTGAGGCCGACGGCGTCGGTGTTTCCGAGGGCGGAACCTGCCGTGGGGGCATCGTACAGCGTGGGGCTGACGGCGCCAGCACCCATCGCCTGAACGATGATGAGCGCCTGACCCTCGGCTGCACCGTTGGTTCCGACCACGTCCGGGTCCTCGAGCGAACCGGTCTCGCCATCCTGGATGGTGAGGCCGAGCTTGAGGCGGAACGAGGAAGCCGCCGAGTAAACCTCGGAGGGAACCGACGGAACGAGACGGGCGTTGACCGACACCTGGAGGGTGTCGACAACGGCCTTGATCGCCGCGATGTCGGCCGAGAAAGTAGCACCAACCGGAGCGCCGAGCTTGGTCTGGATGTCCGTGGTGGCAGTCTCGATGTCGTTCGCCTTGGCTTTGATCGCCGCAAGACCCGTGGTCGCGTCGGTCAGCTCTTCGTGCGCCTCACGGAGCAGGTAGCCGGCCGTGCCAGCCGTGGTGTAGGTCGACAGGTTGTCGTCCCACACATCGGTGCCAGCCAGGTTGTCGTAGATCTTCTTCAGACCTTCGGCAACGCTGACGGGGGTGCCGGCGATGGCGCCACCCGCGAACACCGCGCTGACGTCGCCGATTTCGGTCGCGAGACCGTCCACGACGCCGTCAATGGTGTCCACCTTGGTTTCGATGCTGTCCACGACGGTGTCGATCGTGTCCACCTTGGTTTCGATGCTGTCTACGACGCCGTCGATGGTGTCCAGCTTGGCTTCGTTCGCATCGATCTCGGCCTTCAGGGCCGCGAGGCCCGTGGTGCCGTCAGCAAGCGCGGAGGCGATGCCGTCGACTACGGTGTCAACCGTGTCAACCTTCGACTCGATGTTGCCGAGGTCGGTGTCAACGCTGTCGAGACGGGTCTCGAGCGCGGAGAGGCCGTAAGTCGCATCCTCGATAGCAGCCTTGATCGAGTCGACGTTGCCGTCAACGGTGGCGACATCGGCGCTCAGAGCGGCGATCTTGCCGAACACCGTGGCCGAAGCCGAAGTGTCAGCAGCCAGACCGATCAGGTCCTCAGCGGCCTCGGAGGCAGCCACGGTACGGTCGAGCAGCAGGTCAAGACGACCGCCGTTCGCCCAGTCACCCTGGAGCTCGTTGGTGTCGGCGAGGATCGCGGTCACGTCAGTCTGAAGCGCACCAACCTCGTTGTCGATGGTGGTGAGGGCGCTGTCGATCGCCGAAGTCTCGGTGTCGATCAGAGTCTTCAGAGCGGAAAGGCCGTAGGTGCCGTCGGCAAGCTCGGCAGCAATACCATCAACCACGGTGTCCACAGTCGCCACGTCCGAGAGGACCTGGGCGATGTGGTTGGCCGGAGCGTAAGCCCACATCGGGATACGGACCGACTCGTTGCCGGAAGTCACAACACCGTAGTACACGCGGTCAGCGGTCATGTTGGCCGAGAGGACCTTGAGGGCGTAAAGACCGCCACCCATGTCATCCACGGAAACGCCAGCATTGAGGGCGGTGTCGGCGCCAGAGGCGTCGTTGGCCTCGTAGATGGTCGCGGTGGGGTTGAGCCCAGCTGCGCTCATCTGGAAGGGGAAGTAAGCGTTCTTCCCTGACGGGACGATACGCTCAAACGTCATGGTAGCCATGAGTAAACCTCAGCGAGTTGGATTGAGAACTTCTCGCGCCCTGTTTTGGGTCGCACCAAGTGATCGTTACTCGGTAGTCTCATCTCGCTGAGGTCTTTGCCTTCAGCTTTTGGAGGACTTCTTCGTTAGCCCTCGCTACAATAGGGGGTCAGTATAGCCCCCCTATTGTAGAAAATTATCGCTCAAAGCGAAGATGCCCCTTTAGATTCTGGTAAGCGTTGAAGAACCTACACTCAGGACTGGTAGGCCACTCAACCTCCAACCTGGAAAGTTCTTCAAAGGGGATCTCAAAGTCCCAACTTACTTTGCGCCCTTTTCGGTGAATCTGGGCGATCTTTTTGCCCTTACCAATCAAATAAGAAGCAAAAGCCATATCCTCCACGTTGAAAATTAGAAGGGGCTCAACTTGGATTGTGTTTTCAAGAATCATGTCATCTCCCAGCTGGGTTTGGCTCCCCCATCATAGGGAAGAGCGAGAGATTCGCTTAGGAGAAGATCGTTCACGCAAACCCCTTCTTGTGTCCAAATCTTCACAAGAAGACGCCCATACTTGTCAGGTTTCTCGACTGATTGTAAGGTCACAGATTTCCCGAGAACGAGTTCTCGAACTCGATCTCTTGCTTTTTGGGCGGAAACCTTCTCCTCTGCAATCTTGGAGTTGACCTCTGGAGTGTCAATCCCAAAAAGCCTGCAAGAGCACTTTCGAAAAATAGACATCCCCAAATCGAGTTCTGCCGTTAGGGTATCTCCGTCATAGACAGAGATGACCTTCGCAGGATAAACGAAAAGAGTGGGCGTAGAGGTCACGAAACCCCTCCAAACACCCTCTCTCGGGTAAAGCCTCAATATTGTTCCGGCCTTCAGCCTTTGCCTTTGGATCGAATAAGGGTTTCCTCGGAAACCGAGGGTAGAAACCTACTAATGGTTTCTTGTACTTGAGAGTAGACAACACGGTTCAAAACCTCGGGTTTAATATTTTCTATTTTGTCCCCCATAGACAACTTAGACAGAAGCATTAGGTAGCTCTCAGATCTAAGAGCTTCTACCAGGAGCACATGGTTGGCTTGAATCAAGCCCCCGGAAGGAAGATCTTCTCCCCCGATAATCTTCCTGGAGGATCTAACTTCCCCGGTCTCTTTGACTTCTACTTCAATGGTGATCGAGAATTTTGTCGTGCTCATAGAGGTTCAGTTACCGGGAGATAATGTAGAAACAAGAGGTTCTCTCGGACCCCGTGATGAAGGTTTCCAAACTGAAGAGCTTCTTTCGGGAAAACCCAAGCGGTATCCAAGACTTCTTTCTTTGCCGGATAAATCTCCCTCATCTGTTCTTGGCATAAAGCCACCCATAACGTATGCCTTTTACCAAAGGCTGTAGAACCCGTTAGGGCCGTCACAAGGTCAAAGGGGGGCGGGGCTACCCCGACTTCTTCTCTGAACTCTCTAAGGGCTCCCTGGAGGCTCTTTTCTTCTTTTTCAAGAGAGCCTCCCGGGAAAGCCCATGTAAAGTCGTGGCGGAGGATCATAAAGACCCTCCCCCGACAAAGAAGCGCGAGACTTGCGGCACCCTTAGATTTCACAGACTCCACCGACGCATGCCAAGTTCTGCGCCCCTTCCCCTTCGTCCATCTTCTCATAAAGGGACAGCGCAGAATAATCTACCCTCGGGAAGTCCCGGAGGCGGGATTCATATTCTGCTTGATCAATCTCTTCATAAGGAGCCAGAGCATACTTGAAATCAGAGTGGGGGAGGAAACTCAAACCCGTGATCTGATCAAAGTGATCCCAAACCCACTGCCCAACTTCTTGCCACTCATTGTCGCGAACGTAAATCGTCGCGCTTTGGTTGTGGCCTCTCTTGGAGCACCAAGTCTGCATCACTTGGAGATACCTCTCAAGTTGCTGGAGTGCGGTTTCATCATTCCGGGTCATTGCCCCTTCGGGTGCAGCGACGGGGAATTCCACGACCCAAGTCGGACACTCTTCGTCCGGGGCGTTGCGCCACTTTGTTTCCTTGTGGACCGGAGCTCCTGAATCCCGAACAAGATGGAAGAGGGGATCTTTCGCGGAGATTCTTACCCGGCGAACATAGTAGGGGGAATACCGAGGATGGAATCCGGAAGAACAATCCACGGCTTGAGAAGAATTCCCTGAAGGCTTTCCGCAAGTGATCGCGGCGGGCATCGGGATATTCAACCAAGCAGCAGCTTCGGCAGCGGTCTCCAGAGCTACTTGATTGAAATAAGACATTGCTTCTGCGTCCCCCGAGAGATTCGGGTTGTCGCAATGCCCGGTGATGTCAACCCCCAAAAGGCGGTCCTCATCGCAGTGCTTCTTCCAAGCAGGCCTCAAGTAAGGGAAGAAAGTAAAAGTGCTCTGGATCGCCCCGATCCAAGTTGCGGTTCTAACTTTCTCGGCAAAGCTCTCCCTCGTATCCTCGGCCCGCATTACCGCCGCGGAGAGATTGCAAAACTGCCCGCCGCCGCCCTCACCGGTCCAAGGGTCTTGGGACTTCGAGTACCGAAGAAGAATCTCTCCGCAAGGGTTAGACCTGCAATCCCCTCTGCGCTCTTTCTGCTTAGAGAGGGGGAACATAAAGAAACCGCGCTCTCCGGAGCCCGAATTCTTAAGGGCTTCCCACTCCGCCCAGAAGACTTCTTGCGGGGGGCGAGCAGAACCTTTTTCGGGATCGACTCCCCAGAAGCCAGACACATTCGCCATAAACCTACAAGCAGGAAATCCGATATAAGCATCCGGATGCTTCTGAAGATATTCTTCTTCGGTCATTCCGTGCGCAGAAAGAAGATGCCCGCCTCGACCCTCATCTGAAAGATGGTTGTCCCAACCGTGTCCGCATTCCAAGCAAGTCGGGAATTTCTTTACGAAGCGCATCCTCTCAGATGCCGGATCCGAGAAACAAATGAGCGCGGCGCGGCGAACTCCTCCAGCCATGACGATTTCTCCGACCATGCAAGCAATGTCGGAGGCTTCGATGTCATAGAGTTTTCTCCCAGAGGCTTTATCCAAGAGTTTCTGTGAGAAATCCAGGAGCCTTCTTAGGGGTTCAGGGCCGGAAGCTCTGCCCCCTTTGGTGTTGCATCGAGCGCCGGCTTCTCTGATTTTGGAATAATCAAAATCAACGGTGTGCCCTTTCCACATCAGGGTCAACCCGTCAAAGAAAGCATTCGCCCAACCTTCTGTAGAGTCCTCGATCACATAAGGGATCCTCTCCCCGCTACGGGGGGAAACCTCGGGTAGATTCTCTACAAACTGTGACTCAACCGAATATCCAACCCCGGTCCCCATCATCAGAATGTAAAGAAGCTCCGAGAAACTTCTCAGAGAATCAAGGGGCACAAAAGAACAGTTGTAAATCATAGTGTTGTCCCGCTCTGCTGCGGGACCCGCGCTCCAAAGCGCACGCATCGAAGGGAGAACCCCCATTTGAAGCATCGACTTCTGGATGCTTGAAAGAATCTCCAGGGGGATGTTCCTATGTTTGGAGATAAATCCAACGTATCTGGCAACGGCCTCTGGGTAATCTTCTCTTCTCCCCTCGGAATCCATCCAACGTAGATAAGATCTTGTGGTCACGAACTGCGAAAGTGCGTTTGGAAACTTGAAGTATGATTGCTCGACGAGGTCGGGGTTGGGGAGGCTCGAGACAAAAGTCCCTTCTTGCTGGAGCATACGCATTTCCTCTTTTGGAGAAACTAAAAGGGACGGTTCGCGTGAGCGCCGGAACCCGTTCCCGATACATGTGGCCCGGTATATGCGCCCTACCGTTGCGAACCTCTGCGGCCTAACGCTTTCTATCTATATTTTAGCCCCCTGAAAAGCAGGTTCTAAACTTTGTTTTTAGGGGTCCTAAGATATCCGCATCGAGCGGTAGAGAGGCTATCCTTTAGATGCAGTAGGTTTGGTCTTCACAAGGTTTATGCGGTTATGTCTACGACCACAACTTTGAATGCCGAAAAAGGGAAGCCATACTTCTTGGCTTTCTTTTTCGCACCCAACTTGTCGGTAGAAGTCACCGCTGAGGTTCAAAGGGTAGAGAACGGAGCGAAGTCATCCAAGACTCTTCCTCACAATCCAACCCTCAGTACAAATGAGACTTGGGTTTATTCGGACTACCACACCTTTACGAACGTGGGTTGGCACATCGTTCATTACCGGGCCAATAAATCTTCTGATGGGGAGATCGTGGGGTCGGACATCCGAAGAATCCTGGTGAGAGACCCTGAAACCGAAAACGCCCCGACTGAGTTAAAGCGGGAAATCCAAGAAGGAAAGAAAGTTACTTCTTTCGATACGATCTGGATGAACAACCGTGGGACTTTGGCGTTCAAAACGAGGACAAGATAATGTCGTTCAAAGTTGTAGGGTCCAACACAGAATCTACCCTGAATATTGAGTTCACCGATTCTGGCGGGGCTTCTTTTTCTGTCAATGCGGACTCAACCCCGACGCTCACGATTTCTTTTGCCGGGGCGGTTATCCAAACAATCACAAACGCTACCAATCTGGCAATTGGAACTTATGTAGCAAACTGGGTCCCAGCTGAAGCCGGGCAATATGATCTAACTTGGACTTTCACCGTATCTGGTGCCCCTTACACTGTAGATGATGTTGTTTTCGCACTTCAGCCTTCTTCTTTGGCTTCTACTTCCGGAGGATTCGTTACAGTCGGGACGACAACGAATCCATTTTCTGCAAACCTTATTCAAGGGGAGTTTACATACAGAAGCGGAAACCCGCCCAACACTTACCAGTTCACGATCGTCTATGATTTCTCGGGTCAGATTTCAGTTCGACAGATCGAGAACCAATACGGGCAAATCGTGAGTCCTTATGCAAAGATTCCAAAGTCTGTTTCGGACGATATCTCTTCAGCAATGCGGCAAGTAGAAAATATTCTGGGCTTGACTTCTGCCCTTAACGGAACGATTTCCTTCAACTCCGAGAACACCAAGTCTATTGTATTCTCGACTCCGCTTGCAAATGACAGTTATCGAGTTCAAATCACCTCGGACGTATTTGCCCCTTTCCGGGTTTCAGTGAAGTCCAAGATGGGGTTCACGGTAGAAGCGGGGGCGAAAATCACTGGAAACTTAGACTTCGATATCTTCGTTTGAGGCTCTCTAAAAGAAATCGAGCCTGGGATTCTTCTCCCAGGCTCGATTCGTTATGTTTGAATTTTAGTTCTTGAATCCCGAAAGGATGGCCCTACGCTCAGGGGACCCAACCGGAAGAACTGAAGCGAGTCTCAAAAGGGCTTTCTTCTCGGCGAAAGGGACCTTCCAGTTGACTTGGCCTTTGCTGAGCAGGTCTGCGGCTTCGGGCACTTCATTCGGCTCAATAACCGGCATCTCTTTGCGGTCAGGGGCCCAATTCGGAACCTTTTTGCTCATCTTCTTGACGTTCTCGGACATCTTCTTGATGCCTTCTTCTACGGAACCTCCGAGCTTCTCAAGGGCTTTCTTGACTTCATCCGCCGAGAACTGACCTGAGCCTTTTACGGTCATTTCTTTGAGGGTCTTGGAGATATTCTCCGGCGTGTATTCTGCGATGCTGCCCTTACCCGGGTTTCCTTGCATCCTCCCGAAAGCGCCTTTCGTGATGATGTTCAAGACTTTGATCAACTCTTCTCCGGGGAGGTCTGCTTTGTACCCTCCCACAGAAGTTTTTGGTCCTCCCGCCAGGATCGCTGCCGACCAACGGTGATGCCCGTCCAGAATATGATTGTCTTTGGAAATGATCGCTCCAAGATCACCCCCAAGCGGCATCTTCCCAAGAAGCATCGCAAGGGCCATACCCAAAGACTTGTCCAGGACCATCGAAGTCTGTGACGGCTTCAACCCTCCTGCAGCAATATTGGCTTTGCTCACGGGAATAACATCGTCTTGTGCGTTTCCGTCCCCGAGGCCGGATTCAACCAAGAACTTTGCAATCTGAGGATCTACCCCGGAAAGCGTCTTTGCTTTGTCGATGTCTTTCTCGGTGACTTTGACGTCTGCTCTCCGGGAAAGTCCCAGGAGGTTCTTTTTCTCAGGGGAACCCTCGGGAAGAAGAGAAGCAAGCCGGATGAGAGAAGACCTATCTTGAGCGGTCATGGCGCGAGGCATAAAATAACTCCTGGAAATCTTCGGGGTCACTTGGCGGCCAGGCTGTTTCCAAAAAGGCCGAGTTGGGCGGCATCATTCTCCCAGCCCTTCGGCCTCTTGCCGAGAATCCCAATGTAAAGCAGCTTCCCGTCTGTGGGATTCATTGTAACGGGATAGTCTCTTTGAGCGGTTGCCATCCCGAAATACATGCTTCCTTCTTTGTTGTAAGCGAAAGTGACGATCGGCCCCGTGTAATACACTCGGCTGCGGTTTTCGCCCTTTTGCTCACCCATTTCAATGTACTTCTCGATCATTTCTAAGTTGCGAGCACCGGGAGAAGTCTGACTTGACTTCAGGTACACCGCTTCAAAGATTGTCCCTTTCGCGGCTCCTTGCGCATAGTCCGTCCGAGGAGTCCAACGGTACAAGCCGGTTCCTTTCCCGGAAGTTAGACCGTCAAAGTATTGCTTGTCTCCCGAAAGTTCAGTGCTGGGCTTATCACTATCCCCTTTGTAAAGGGCTACGACCAAACCGTCAGAAGTCGAACTTTCGATCGTTCCTACACGATTGTGGTAAGCCTCACAAGCATCCACGTTTACCGGGTTGGTGTTTCTGGTCTTATCAATCAAGACCGTCTCACCCACCATAAGGGGTCCCTTTTTAGGTGGAGTCTTATCTGCAGGAGCTT